TTAGGTTGCCTCCTTTATTTCAACAGCTGAATCATCAATCCAGCCAATAAGTTTATCATTGATTTGGAATTGGTACCATACAGACTGGCCTTTCTGTTTTTTAGACACAACCTTTATGTCTTTGCCGACGTAAGATTGGGCAGAGGTAAGCCTTATGGACCGATCATCAGTAGAAGGCTTGGACCATACGTCTTGAACGGCACTGTCTTTAATAGAGGCGTTTAAATCCACAGATTTGAGGGATGGATTTACCTCATCGTACTCATCTAAATCGTATTTTTCCACAATAGCACTGATTTTGTCAGCGTAGTCAGGGTCTGTAGCATATCCTGATGTTTGCAGGGCGGTTGCCGCTTCCTTATAATTCCCTGCCTCAAGCACCGGTTTATACTTCTTTTTATTCCACGATGTGCCACGGACGAACAATTGGGCGTGATCATCCATAGATTCAAAAAACGTGCTGTATTTTCGAAACTTCGCGCGAATGGTTTTTCTTTTCCCTTTTTCAACTTCGTCCGTTTCCATCGTGACATGATGGCCTTTATAATTCCCTTTTACGCCAAAAAGGTTGTTGGCCTTAGCAGCCAGTTCACTGTTCCCCCAGTCCGATTCGAGAATGGCCTGAGCAATTGTGATGCTGGGGAGAACATGGTATTTTTCATACAAAATTTGGGCATGTCCGGACAGACTGTCTATAAATACTTGCTGTTCATCGATTTCTTCAGTTTCTTTGGATATTTCAATCGGTTTTGATAAAGTTGTCGCTAAAACAAACAGAGCTAGCGGAATCGATACAAGGAAAAATAGTGAAATCAAGAGTTTACGTTTTTTAAGTTTTTTACGGGCCATGAAAACCTTCCTTCGAATTAAAAGATTACGAATGTAAAAGAATCTACCTTTTAGAATTTTACTTGCACTTCTAATATTTTTCAATTCTTTAGGGATAAAGTTGGGAAAAGATTGCAAAATAAAAACCTTTTCGCTCAATGAAAAGGTTTTTACCATGTTTCTATTTTTGTAAATTTCTGAGTGCATTCCGATATTCCGTATCATTTATTACTTTATATGATTTGACAGTTGCCTTCGACAAACCTTGTGCTGAGACGGCCGGTTTTTCCGGAGCTGTTTTCGCTTTATCATGTGGTTTATGTGCCAGCTTGTGCCCCATTCCAGTGGCATTCATACAAAATGACAGGCAGACGAGCAGCACGCTAAGGATAAAAGAAATGAAGAAGAGATCATGATAAGCAGTCATCATAGAATCCTGTACCGAACCACTTTGTCTGGCAGCATCTTTTTTCGTGAAAAAGCCGATGAGAATGGGAACTCCCATATAGACAAACAATCTTAAAAACTGAACAGCTGTCATTCTCTTGACCAAATCAGGCAGCGGGCCTCCCATGGCAGCTCCCATCAGCCCTGCGGCGACTGTCAGGCCTGTTCCCGCTGCAAGCATGATAAACAGTGCCGCGAACATATAAAGAGATGATCGATCCAGCATATGCAGCCATTGAAAATTCACAAAAACGAGAATGAGTCCGCCGATAATACCGAGCATCCCTGGTCCGACTTTATCATATAACAGAGCGCTCAAAATGGCCGCGATCGCCACTCCGATTAAAAGAGTCAAGTTTAAAAAAATGAGATGCTCCTGAGAAATATCATACATTTGACGGAGCAAGCCTTGAAAAGCAGACAGGCTGACAGCTACCGTTATCGTCCCTGCAGCTATGATCAATAAGCCAAGCACCGGTTTTGGCAGCAGCATCAGTTTAATAGATATGAAGGGGTTTTTCACTTTATATTCCACAATCAATAGACCAATGAGCAAACATAACGTCACCCCGAAACCAATCCATACATAACCCGATGACAGCCCCCATTTTTGCAGAAAAATGAATGAAACCGCTGAGGCTGCGGCAAGGAAAACAGATAAAAGAATTCCCGCACGATCAAGCGGCTGTTCTTGATCCGCCGCTCCGTGATGCTCGTCATGAAGAAAGAAATAGCTCACCGCGACACCGATCAGGGACAAGGTGCCAAAGTTAAAAAACAGCCATCTCCAATGCCCGCAGCTTGTTGCAATGGTTCCCAGGATTGTGCCGATGATAACAGAACCATAGAATCCCCCGATCAGCACAAGCAGTGCATAGTTCCTGCGTTCAATCGGGAATGACAGTACAAGCATTGGAATCATAATCATCAGCATGACGCCTGTTGCCGCCCCCTGTAAAAAGCGCCCTGCCGCCATCCATGCAATATCGCCTGAACATGCGATGAGCAGTGAGCCTAGTATAAAGACAGGTAATGAAGCCAGATAGACGGGACGAGCACCGAATTTTTTCCTCAGCAGCGGTCCTGCCGGAACTAACAAGGCAAAGGCCATATTGCCGATCAATATCGGATTTACTGATGTAAAGACACTTGTTCCAACCGCTTTCTGAACAAGGCCTTGAACTGACGACAATGCCGTGTTAGACATCAATCCCGGCCCGACCGCTAAGACGGCGAGCAAAGAAATCACCCAATAGTGTTTTGTCTTCATGTTGTCATTCCTTCCTATATGAATACATGCGAAACACATCATTTTTTGAAACCAAAAGAAGCTAATAGATTTTGCATACCATTAGCTTTCATTCTAATATTCTCCCTTTCAAGGGAAATGATATTATTTTATTATAATTATGTGAATGAATGAGCATATAATCAAATATTATTTCAAATCGATTGTGTTTTGTCAATGGAGTAAATTTCAAGCACAACATAGAAAGCTTGAAAGCTTTTCCCCGATATTGTGTTTTGGAGCCAAGGGGCCTAGAACTGAACTTATGGATCCCTGCTCGTTCCCTCAAGCGAATTAAAGCAGGCCGTTTTAACCCTTTCAATCCACTATTCCCACTAATAAACTCGAATAAGTTGGTGATAAGACAACATTTTGGCCGCACATTTTTTTGTGTTCACTGGGCATTTGCCGCCTCTAAATTGTATATGGGTAAATACCATGAATTAACCTATGAAATACCAATGTAAGGAAATTTTAAATATTCCGGGAGGCAAAAACGAATGGAACTGTATGAGTGTATCCAAGACATTTTTGGCGGCTTGAAAAATCCATCGGTTAAAGATTTAGCAACGTCTTTAAAACAAATTCCAAACGCAGCAAAATTGAGTCAACCGTATATTAAGGAACCAGACCAGTACGCTTACGGCCGAAATGCCATCTATCGAAATAATGAATTGGAAATTATCGTGATTAACATTCCGCCAAACAAGGAGACAACAGTCCACGATCATGGTCAATCCATTGGTTGTGCAATGGTGTTAGAAGGAAAGCTTCTTAATTCTATTTATCGCTCAGCCGGCGAACACGCAGAACTCTCCAATTCATACTTTGTCCACGAAGGAGAATGCCTTATTTCAACCAAAGGTTTAATTCACAAAATGTCTAATCCCACATCCGAACGAATGGTGTCTCTTCATGTCTACTCCCCTCCTTTGGAAGACATGACGGTCTTTGAGGAACAAAAGGAGGTATTGGAAAATTCATGATTGACAGATAAACTGCTCACTTTGACTTCGCTCAACTGGAGGATTCAGAGAATGAATCTTTTCCTCAAAACAAAAAAACCCTTATAGAATAAGGGTTTACAGGTATGGAGCCAAGGGGGCTCGAACCCCTGACCTCTACGCTGCCAGCTTTCCGAAAGTTTTTTCCGGTAAGTCAACCGTTTAGTCATTACGGAAAGTCAAGCGTTTCAACGTTTAGTCACCGTTAGTCAATCGTCAGTTATTAAATTATACGATACAGGGGCGCTACGTTGCAAGCAACGGTTACTCTACGCTGCTCAACAGCGCCTTAAAACGTTCCATAAGCGATCCCCCACGATTTAAGCGCGCCTTAACCGTCCAAGCCGCCTTCCTAAACCCAGCGTATAGGTAATCATCGAAACGCTTAATTTCGTGCGATTTCGCTTTCATAATCGTTGCGTGCCACGCTTCAACGAAAGGCTCCGCATGATCTTCGAGTCTGATCGTTCTGTCTACGCTTGCCTTAGCGCGCAAAAGAATTCCGTAGTATTTATAAATCTTATCGGCGTCAAAGTAGCGAGCCATTGCGTTATAGATTTCGCTAGGCAACGCGCCCTTTAACGCTTCAGCCGGGACCGCCGCCGTATCTAATACGTTATTTTGGTTTTTAGAACGCTTAATTAAATCCGATGGTTCGTTTTTTGTTTTCGGTGCCTCAGCCGTTGATTCCGTAGGCTTTTCGGCTTGTCCGCGATTGGACATTGTCGACTGGTCATCCTCGGCTTCACTAGCGTTATTAACCGGCAGGATCACGATGATGTTCGCGCCTTTTCCTCCGTTAATCTTCCGCGTAGTAGCAACCTTCTTTACGATGCCGAGCCCCGCTAATTTATTCAGCGCCCGCCGCGCCGTCTTAACGGATTTCTCGATCAGGCCCGCCAACGTTTCCGCTTTAAGATGAGCCGCTCCGTTAAACTTAACCGCGTACCTTGCGATCATCTTAAGCGCCCGGCGATCCGTATCGTTAAGCTCGTATGTATTGCGTTTGATATGTTCGTAAACAGATTCGTTAAGTTGATCCGTCGAGTCGAACGTTTGGTGTTCCGCTAAGTAATGCATAACAATTCCGCCTCCCGTAATTTACGTTTAACGTAAGTATAATTACGTTTTCCGAAATTGTCAATTACGTATTGCGTAATTCAGCGAAATAAATTATACTTAACGTAATTGAACCGGAGGTGTTAACGATGAAGCTTCGGCTTAAAGAAATTCTTAAAGAACGTGATATCGAACAGCAAGACCTCGCCGCAATGACCGGCCTGTCTACGCGAACGATTAGCGAACTTTGCAACAACAAAACGAAGCGCTATCCATCGGACGCGCTTGAACGAATTGTATTGGCATTAGAGATTACGGACGCAAACGAACTTTTCGAGATTTAGCTGGCCGGTTGAGGTTGCTGCTTTGTTATCGACTGGATGAACGCAGTAAAGGTCGGCGCCTGGAATACCTTAAATGGAAACGAAGGCAGCCCGTATCGCGTATCCGACAGAATCAATACGTGCGGAAACATAATCCGTTCGGGATTCTGCCACGATTCCAGCGCAATAATGCCCGACTGGAAAAACGCTTCGTACCGATCTAACTTTTCGCGCATCTGCTTTTCCGTATAGACCGACCGCTGCACCTCGATAAAGAAAGGCGTCCGCCGATATAACGCAAATATATCCGGCTCGACCGTACCTTTATCGCCGTACTTCGGCTCCACCAAGAACGACTCCAACGCCTGCCCTCGCATCTCCTTATATACGTTACCTATCGCAAGAAAATGATCGATCTTGGCGCTGTTCTTTTTCATCGTTGTTTCGCCGCCAAAGTAAACGTAAGGCTGGCGCGCCGTAGATCGCTGAATATGTCCGTCTCTAAGTAACCGCAGCAGAACGTTATTGGCTGCGTATTTTGGTCTGCGCAAATTTCCGAAATGTAGCTCGGCAATCATATCGCGATCCATTACGCGAAATTTATTAAGATCCGCAATGATCGCTTTATCTCGGTTAGTAAGGGCCATCGATAAACACGTCCTTTTCCGTTAAGGTTTCCGGCTCGGCTGCCGGTGGCGTTACGTCTTTGGTCGGTGATTTCATTACGCAATACGGATTCAGCAGCGCCTTCGCCTCGTTCATTTCGAGATACGGCGCCTGTAGTTCGTAGGTTTTGTCGGCCGCCATTATAAAGCGCCCACTTACGTCTAGTTTTTCGGCGCCTGGCGTATTGACGATTCGGGCCTCCGTTATATCGCGTAGCTTAAAGCCCATGCTTACGGTTAGATTGGCGCGAATCGTCGTATCAAGCGTTTTGGCATTCGGCCGTTGCATCGAAAGAATCGCGAATACTCCTAGCGTCCGACCTATCGCGACGAGCTCCGCTAATACGTCCATGATCTCGGCGTCTTTTCTTAATAGAAGAAACTCATCAATACAGACGACTATATACGGTCGTTTACGGTCATCCGGGAGCTCATCGATATGGCTTATTTCGAACTGCTCCGTTAGGTTGCTGCGCTCATCTAATTCGCGTTTTATGCTTCGTAACATTCTTCGTATATCTTCCGCGCTCGTTAGAACGCACTGTACGTGTTCAACTTTCCGGAATACGTGAAACTCCGATTTCTTACAGTCCGCGAGGTATAACTGCAGCCGGTCGGGTCGGTTCTGTTTTATCAGCGTCGTCAGGATCGATCGTAGCTGCGTTGACTTTCCGCTACCCGTTTCGCCTGCAATAAGAATATGCGGCTGTGTCAATAAATCGAAGCTTACGTATCGGCCATGGCGATCTTTGCCCGCTATAATGCCGAGCTTGTGGCGCTCAATGACCGGCTGGATCTCCGCAAAGTCGTAGCGCAATACGGCCGGCATTTCGGCGCTATAAACCGTAAGCACATAACGCTTTAGATCGCCGCTTAGTTCAACGTTGCGTCCGAATACTTGCCGGAACACGAACTCTTTTTTCGCGATTTCTTTCGGGTCCATCCCGTTTAAAAGCGTAAATACATATCGCGTTCTCTCTTCGCTAATATCAACGTCATGGATTTTCGGATACCGGCGCGCTTCCTTTCCGTTAGACAAACGTTTGGCTGCGTACAGGCCGGCGGCATCAAAGGCGTACTTTAGCGTCTGCTTGGCGTGAATATTGCGCAAAAACCGTTTCATATCGCGTTCAAAAAACGCAGTAGCAACACGGCATACCCCGCAGGTAGGACGAACCGTAAGAGCCCGTTTACTGCGTCTCCAATATACGCAAATTTACCGCCGAACAAGCGCCCTTCTAGCCAAGCAGCTCCGATGCAGACCAAGCCCACGCCACCCACTAACGCGTACAAGCCGACTACCTCCGGAGACATATCGAAAAATCCTGCCGCTGTGAATCCGCCGGGCACAAACGAAAATGCTCGCGTGAGCCCCGCCCTGTCGTTCCTTCGTCTCGCTTCGCTCATCTCTCTCACTCCTTAACAAATTTCGCAAACGGCTTCGTTATGGGCGTTAAACGCGATAAAGTGCGGTAGGTTAACACGGTAATAACCGTTACGGAAGTCGTCGCTAAGTGCGGTAACCTTTTCGCAACTCTGCCAAACCTACCCGCACCCTACCGTTTAGCTGCCGTGTAGTTGCCGTTTAATAAACGTTACGCGATACGGATCGTCCAATATCACAGTTTTTTGCCTACGTTTAACTTTCCGATTTTTTGGACACGCTGATTTTAGGAGGTGTTGTCCGATGTTTGGACTAGGTAAACGACGCAGCCGATTCGGCCGCTTTTTAGATCGAGAAGGAATCGCGCAGGAGGAAGTTCGCCAAAAGGCCGGCATAGGTCACGGCACAATGACGAGCATGTGTAATGATCGCGATTATGCGCCGCGTATTTCAACGTGGGTAAAAGTACAGCGCGCTTTAAGGTCGCTGGGATACGAAGTCGATCGAGAGGATTATTTTGACTGTTGATAATCGAACACACATTCGCATATAATAAATGCGGAGGTGTTCGCCATGGAGATCGAGGATAAACGGTGGGCGATGCGCATTATATTACCGGAGCACAGAGCCGGCCTAGCGCGCCAAGCCGAAGATAAACGGAAGGTTGAAAAGCCGCAGTTGGATGCGCAGCAGATCGAAGATATGGAAATAACGGTCGCTGAGTCGATGGAGTTCGGTGCGCCGCTCGCATTCGAGGTTTACGACGATGGTTACATACGCGAAGTAATTGGCGCAGTACATTACGTGGACCACATACGGAAGGAGTTTCGCGTGAAGGACGCCAAAGGCGATACAAATATCGTGAGGTTTGCGGATATCATAAACGTAAAAAATGCCCCATCCGATTAAGGACGGGGCTGTTTTCGTTAGCCGACGTTTTTCACCCAGTCGACCGCTATATTCTGTTTGCATCGTCGGCAGCTATCGTTAACCTTCCCGCTCGTTACGAAGTTTTTATCGTGGCCGCAGTTCGGACAAGAATACCGTGCGCCTCCTAACGCGATTGCGAAAAACGGAAGACTAAAGAAGGCCAGTCCGAATCCCGGAAGAATTCCGATAATTGTGAGGCATAAAAGTACCGAAATCAACATAATAAATGAGCCAACGCACAAACTGATAATCCTACCGAACCCGAACTTTTTCTTCGCCACAGTCACCGTTTTATACTCCACGTTAATTCACCCGTCCTTTATATGAGTTAGTAAAATTATACTACGGCGCCAAACTTATCCGCAATGAGTTTTTATGTACGCGAGCACCTACGTTATCATACGTAAGCACTCGCTAAAAGTTTCGTTATTTCGTTGTACCTTCGCGTTTGGCTCCGAGTTCAAAAAGACCTGTCGCAGCTAATCCCGCAAAGCCGCCGGCCCATAACCGTAGTACCAAGTCGAGGTCGGTAAACGGATAAGCTACTGCGCCTAGACCGATGCCAATTACGAAGCTTAACGCCGGAATTACATTAGTCGGAAGCTTAACCGTTTTCTTAACGAGTTGAACAAGCGCCGTTAAAATAGGCGCCAGCACAGTCGCGAAAATTAAAACGTCTTGCATAGTATCGTCTCCCTTTTGGTTATTTTATTGTTGCGCCGGTTGATTTCGCAGCATAGATATTTACTTTTCCGAACTGATCCGTTTTGATCGTATAGACGTCCGTTTGTGGGTTCGCAAGGACTTCGTACTTCAGACCGCCGAATTTCTGAGGGCGCAAGTAGCCGCATTCATTTCCTTTAACCGGCGCTTTGTTAGTCGGATAGATACGCCAAGAATCGGCCGAAGCCGGAAGGTAAACGTATTTCTTTCCTTTAGAGGTCGACGTTGAACCGCCTTTAAGCTTGAGCACCTGGCCGACCGTAATTTTATTCGCGTTCTTGATACCGTTGTACGATTGAAGCTTCGTTACACTTACGCCTGTTTTCTCCGCTATTTCGGAAAGTGTGTCGCCTTTCTTGACGGTATAAGTAGACCCGGAAGCTTTTGGCGCTGATTTCTTCGCGGATGAAGATGACGTTGATTTTCCGCCGAGCGCTTTAAGTTCCGCCGCGATTGCCGCCTTTACAGATTCCCAACGTCCTTCAGCGAGCACGCGATGCGGACAATATTTGCCGGACCAATCCTGGTGCTTTCGGACACGATCAACGCCCCAGCCGCGCTCTTTTAACAGTTGCGCAATAAACTTAATCGCCAGCTTTTCGGCCGCTTTGTACTTAGCGCCTCCTGATTTCGAATAACAAACCTCTACGCCGATAGACGTACGGTTTCCGGAATTTGATCCGTTACCGTCTCCGGTATGCCACGCGTTACGATCCGTCGGAATTCCTTGAACGACTTCCTTATCGTCCACCGCGAAATGGTAAGATACTTCGTTGTTGTTTCCGATCATATACCGGATTTCTGCGTCTGCTGATGCGTCGTTCGCCGTATTGTGGAACGTAATGTATTTCGCATCCATAGAATACGGACACTTAACGGAATACTTACTTGATGCGACGAGATTCTTGCGTACTGAAATCGCCATTATATCGTCTCCTTTCGAATTTAAAAAAGCCCGCCGGGACTCTCACCTGACGGGCGCATTGCGTTTATTTGGTTATTCTCTTCCGCGAAATTTTTCTTCGAGTCTATCGATCTTATCGATGATGACATCATACTTATCGCTAAACTTATCGAGTAGATCCTGCAGCCTTGATTCGCGTTCCCGGTTCGACTTCATGACGTAAATAAGAAGCCACGTAAAAAGGACCGCGAAGGGCCCTTGCGTTAAAAAATATTTAATTACGTCTAGTTCGCCCAATTATGGCGCCCTCCTTTCCGTTAATTAAGCAATATCTTCACTAGGCGGATTATCCGGATCGTAAGGATCTCCAGTGATATCTTCGTATTGTTCCGGTGTGATCCGTCCTACTGCGACGACGTCGTGGACCTGCTTTTTCGTCCAAAGGCCGTTCTCATAAAACCCTTTAATATACGTAAACCAATCGATTGTCATTTACGATCCTCCTAACGCGATTAAGTAGTATAGATCCGCCACTTGTTTCTGAAGGACTTCGATTTCTGACGGCCCGGGGTCAGGAGGCTGTAAGCTGTCGATGTATTCTTGTGTAGCTGTTTCGCGCCATTCCGATTTGCCTTTATCGAACACCGGTTTATACATGCCGGAGCCGTCGGGATTAACAGGAGGGATATCTGTGTACCCTTCCGGAATATCCTCGCCGTTATTGATAATCATATTTTCTGACGGCACATAATTCATTTTGTTGTCGTATTTGTATATTTGTTTCATTTGATAACGCCTCCTCTACAACGCTTTAAATGCGAAATCAAATTTAATATAGTTCGTGTTACTGGATACGCTTTCTACGATGACTTCACCAGTAGATTTGTATGCAATCCGAGCAACCTGTGCCGATCCTGATGCTATTTGTATACAACCCATAGATCGTGGCGGCCGCATGTTTTCAGGGAGTGTAAAAACAGTCGTTCCAACAACGCCTCCTTTTGCTTCCCCTCGCACCCATACTGTTTTCGACGCGTCAATTCCAAAAACTACATCTTCGCCGCCGTTGTAGTGAGACCAGCCGTTCTGCAAAGTCGCAACAACCCACGAAAAGTTAGATACGTAAGTCTTGGCATCAGCAAGCGCCTTATCCGCTTTTTCTTGCGCGCCCTTCGTTGTTTCTTTAGCGTTCCAAGCTGTGCGCTCATCAGCCGTGATATGCCGTGTAGTATCGTCGTCATGTTCCTTAAATTCTATCTTACTCGCCTGCTGCACGTCATCTACATTCGATAAGCCAATCTGCGCTTTTGTCACAGCGTGTGGGTTACTCGTGTCATTGACATGGTTATCAAACTCAGTTTTCTTCGCTTGTTTGACATTATCGACGTTAGCTAACCCCACCTGAGCTTTCGTTACCTTGTGAGGATTGTCCGTCTTAGCTGCGTGTTCGTCCGTATAAGCCTTCGCATTAGCTTCCGCTGCATCTGCCTTTTCTTGCGCTCCCTCTTTCGTTTCAATTCGGTCGAGATCAGAGAACTTCGCTTTTAATTCGTCGAGCATTGCTGTTTCTTCGTCATACATCGCTATGATTAACGCCTTTAATGATTCGAAATCATCGACGTAATATTCTGCGAGAGGTGCGATGTTTTGATCCGCAAGACTTTGCGATATTTCAAACCCGAATTTGTGAGCAGAGAGTGATTGCCCGTTCGTATATTTCAGAATGAGTTGACAGTTGAATTTGCCGTACATTTTGATTTCATCCTCATCTAAAACATACTCTGCGATACCTTTCAACGGATCAACTATCGTGACATCTCGTATTCTCTGCTTACCGCTGGACGGAACGAGGATTACTTTTCCGGTCACGGCTGATAGTGGCAATGGGATGCCGTCCTTGCGTAAATAAAATATCAACTTTGCCGTATTAATATCTTGCGTTGAAAATATAAAAGATGATTGGTAATTCCCTTCTGTTATTGCGTTTATATCGAACGCGTAAGAGCCGTTTTTATAAATAGCCAATATCCGTTACCTCCCTTTAAATAGTCGCCACTTACATTAATTCAAATACCATTCAAAAATAATCGGGTACCAAGAATTTACATCAGGTGTAGGGTGCCGTGTGGACAATACTTTCACTTTTCCATTAGGTTGGATTTGACAAACGGCATTGTACCCTCCTGATGTTGGAATTGTAAAGGGCAGCACTCTATCGGGCGACCAATCAGGATAATAGCTTATATACTCTGTGTCCATAGTTGTTACGCCTTTTAGTTCAGCTTCTAGTCGTATTTTATTTCCTATTCTTCGTATTCTTGGTTTGCGTTCTGGAACGTAGGCAGTCGCACCATTTAATAATTCTATGTCCATCCATCCCGTATCTTTGCGAGATTGGTTTACGTTTACATCCAAGGAATATCCCAGCATTCGATTATGCCGTACAAGAACAACATCGGCGTTATTCACGACCTGAACTGCAACTAAATCTCCTTTGTACACACAGCACGATTCATTTTCAAAGTTATAGTTGTAAATATTCGGAATGAAGTTAGAAAACTTTTTATTGATCGCACTAGCGAGTGAGTCTTTTGTGTAAATATAGTAATTCAAAAGCTCCCCAGTTAGGTTGTACACGGATATAGCTGGTCTCCCGTTGCTTTTACCGTGTGACATGAATAGGAATCCATCATTTAAGGTCATACCTTGTACCTTCTCTAAATGAGGAATATAGTCTACAGTAAAATCAGTGTATAGAACGGGATTCCCCGACTTTATCGATTCCCAAGTGTACACATAAGCATGAATGCTGGATTGATTTACGGTTATCGAAGCAAAATAATATTTGTTAGCCGCGTATTTACTACTTACATCAGCTATAATTAAATCCGAGAGCTCTCCTGTATCGTAATTAAAAATGTTATATCCAGACATTTTCGAAGCTTTAACGATAAAGCATAAGTTACCTTGGTCATTATAAAAAAATGACAGCCCCTCAGTGTATGCGCCAGATTCTATAGGGATTGATTTTCTTTCTTTGAAACTCCCTGTATCAAGATCGCGAATTTCAATTCTCAGTTCTGTTCCTTCATTTTCTTGGGAAGCAACATAGATTTCATTTGTCAACTCGTTTATATTTGCAGATTGCGGCCAAAATAAAGCTTCTTCCCGCGCCTTAAATGTAGTCATCGCTTCCACATTATTCAAATAGCTTAAAGCATCCTGCGAATTGGTTATTAATTCAACCGTCTTGTACATTTCTGCTAGTTGATTCTTATTTGCTTCCAGTTGAGTCTTAATTTCTCCCTTATCTGCATCCAATCTTTCTTTCAATACAGGATACACAAAACCATCATCGTCTACGCGTGCATCCACAACCTCTTTTATGTTGGTTCCGTCAGCATTTAAAATTAAATTGTTTATTCGGTTTTTCGCTTTCTCAATTTCGTCTGAGACTGTTAATCCGTCAAAATGGATTATTTGCTCGGACGTATGGGCTGCAGGACCTTTAATGTGAGTCCTTAGATCGCCGTATGCTCCGCTAATGTCTTCCGCAATATCTTCTAGATTGTCATTATAGCTGTTTCTAAAATTACGATCGAAAGCGCTGCCCGCTTTTTTGTAAGGGTAATTCGGCATTTGTCTCCTCCTTCATGCTAAATTTTAAATTGCGTATTTATCGCGATGAAAGCGTTCGGAGTCGGGTTGGTACTACTCTCTACGCACACATCCCCGTTCGTCTTTACAACTCCGGTGAAAATATAACCCGGTCCAGCCGAACCGCAGAAATAATACGGATAAGTAGGTCGATATTCTATAGGCAGCGTATAGATTGGCGTAGATGTCCCGATCGTCCCATTCGCGACAACACCCCGTAACACTACCGTCCCTACCATATCCTTGCCGAATTGCACTACGGAGGTTCCGCGGGCGTCCGAGTATTGACTCCATCCGTTTTTAAAAGTCGGTGCCGTCCAGGTTATATTCGTTAATCGCGCTTCTAGTGCGGCGGCCGCTCCTCCAGCTTCCTTTGAATCCCATGTTAATTTTTGCGCTGCAGTTACGTGGATGTCCGTGTTTTTCACGTGAGCATCTAAGTCGCTCTTAAGTGCTAAACCGGACGTGTTGATCGCGCTTGTTTTAATGGTACCGGTCGAAGGATCGATTACTTTATCAACCGTTTTCTTAGTCGTATCAAAGTCCGCGATTAAGTCCGAAGCCTTTTTCGTAACTGATCCGAATGTAAATACCGGCGGCTTTTTATCGTTTGAATAGTCTTCGATAGTTAAGACACGCAGTTGAACGTTTATATCAAACGGCTCAATAACGCACCATAAATAATCGCCTTTTCTTACGTCTGTAATGCCCATACTTGCGAGTTCAATAGCCGTGAATGTAAGCGATATTTCCATACTGTCGCCAAGTTTGCTTTTCATCTCCGCTAGTAACGAAGCTTTATCCGTAAATCTCTCGTCCTTGACCGGTTCAGCGTGCTTTATTCCGTAGATCGATGCTAAGGGACTTGTATACTCCGCCTGGACAACATAGGTGCCGTCCTCTCTTTGCTTACCATAACCGCGAATGTATGTCGCAAAGCTACTCGTATCAATCTCTTTCTCCGGCTCACTGACGTTGTATTTATACCGCAGGAAAGGTTCGTCTTTTTTGCTGCCGATCTTCTTCGCAATGAAAATGTGCTTTCCGACGTAATCAAATTCCGCGCCAAACTTTTCGAGAATGCTTCGCAGTAAAGCTAACGAATTATCCCAACCGAAGTTCTGAACCTCAACCGATGTCGGCAGGTCCGTATTATCCACCTCGTACGTATAGCCGGTGCCCTTTAACGCAAAATCGAGCATCGCATTTATTCGCAGCGTGCCCGATTTCTCTTCGTAAACTCGATAGTTTATCAAGTCGTCAAATATGCGATGAAGTGCCGTCACTTCGACGCCCACACCGTTTTTAAACGTTTTTTCCTTATGCGTTTTGATCACGTACTCCTCGTCTTTATAGATGAGGATATTTTCGTTTTTCACGAGTTTATAGCCGTGCTGATTAATCTCCGTCTTATAGCCCGTCACACTTAACGTCTTCTCGCCTTCGACACCGTTACTTCGCGTTACATAAAATCCCGGCAGAGGTTCGGCGATTCCTGATATGTCTTTAACAGCTAATATAGCCATCGCATACACCTACTTATATAGAAAGTGGAAATCGAAAGATATTTCGAAGCTTCCCGACGTGCCGGAAAGTTCAACCTCGTTCCAACCGGGCGCAAGCGAAATATAACCTCGATTCGTATTAGCGTATATGGTCGCGCCGTTCTTTAAATGGCGAAGGCCTTCGAGTGTGATCGTATCGCTAGTTCCGGAGCTCCCCGTATATGATACCGCTTGGTTTGTCGTTTTGTTTGTAATCGCGAAGTTATTTGAAGCGCCTTTATATACGATATTTAACGGAACGTCTTCGGAGGGATCTACGGTAACATTGCCGGCATTATAGACACGAAACCTAGTCGTTGTGAACCGATATTTCATATCGTCAGATAAAATCATCCCTTGCGATATTTGCCACTTATCGGAATCAAACGTTAACGGGTCGAGCGTCGAACCTAAAGAAGCCGCAAAAGGAAAAGCAGCCGTAAACTCAACCGTAAGTTTCCCGCTCCTGGGCGTGATGTATTCCGGTTCGTACGTGCTGCTTACCTTTACGGACCAAACCTTTCCGGGCTGTCGCGAATCTATTATTTCCATTTCGTTCTGCGTCGCGAATAAATCGTACACCTCGTCTAATAGTAAATGATAATCGATATGATCGACGCCTTTAAAAAGAAAGACGGCCGTTAGCTTACGAACATCGAAGGTCGTACCCATATCGATTGATCCGTTGCGGCCGTCTACTTCCTGAAGATCTGTACGGTGGGTTAACGAGTCCTTGCGAAAACTAAGGAGACGCAAACCGAAATTACGGTGATCGATCGTTTCACCGTTTTTTATAATTATTAGATGCACTACCGATCACCCCTAAATAATCTTTTCATCGTAGCTTGTTGCGCTTGCGAGCTGTCGACGTAGTTAGTTAAAGCGTCCTTGTCTACGCGTACGCTCGGATCTTTTTGCGCGATTATATTAAGTGCCGCCAAAGATCGTTGCTCAACGCTAACTAAGCGCTCAAGTAGGTTCGCTACAACCGTCTGATCTGTTCCACTTTCTATGCCTAATTTCTTACCAGTTTCTTTATAAAGCTGAAGCGCTCGTTGACGGTTGTTCTTTAACGGAATAACAGCTTCCGGACCTTCTTCCGCAACCCAAGCAAGCTGTTTCTGCGTTACGATGTCGCCGATTTTGTAACCTTTATACGGGCCACCTGCGCGCATTGACTTGATGCCCGGCGTATTGAATACTGTTCCGTAGCGCGAAATGATGTACCGGATTGCTGCAACCGCATTGTGGACCGGATTCATTATATCGCCCATGCCTTTCATCTTATGCGAATCAAACGTTGTTCTAATTGTCTGCATAAGCCCCATCGACGGTGTTCCGCGCTTCCAGTTGCTATCCCATTTGTTGATCGTAGAAGGTCCAGTACGTCCTCCTGATTCCTTCATCGCCATGGTCGTTAAAGGACCGAACCAATTGCTTGGAACCTTCGTAATCTCCATCGCTTTCCGAATCCACTGCTTAACGTTGCCTGTCGCTTTTTCTCCGCTTCCGAAACCGCCGCCAAAATCATCTATTTGCTTCTTGACGAAGCCGACCATTGACGACTTAATCTTTTCATAGGCCCCTTTCGCCATACTACCGAATACGCCAGAGATTTCCGGAAGTTTTAGGCCGAGACTGTCGGCAACTTTCGAGACTAGTTTCTTCGGATCTGAAACGTAATCCCATACGTCAAAAGCGAATTCTTTGACTTTGTTAACGGCACCTTTCGCGACATTAACGACGGTGTCTTTCGCACCTGAAACTGCGTCGACGCCTTTTTCGAATAGGTTTTTCTTCTTCGTACCTTTCTTAAAGGCCGGGATACCTTGCGCGATAAGTTTTTTCGTCATGTTATGCGGAAGGACTTGCGTTCCTTTCGGCAAATTAAATAGCGTATCTCTGCCGGGACTTAGGCCGGTAAATCCGGAAGGTGTACGGAATAATTCAGGACCACCACCATCGCCGAGGATTGCTGGACCGCCTGGATGTCCGCCTGCTGACGTACCTTTCGCGTATCTAGGAATCTCTAATTTCGGAATGTAATGCTTTTTGTCAACGCCGATTAGCCCTAGAACTTTGTTGATTCCGTTCTGCGTTAAACCATTGACAATTCCTTCGATGCCACCAAGAAGTTTATTACCTAAAGATTTAACTCCACCCATAGCCTTATGCGCCATGTTTTTAATTCCATCGCCTATCTTACCGGGAAGTTCTTTCGCATTTGTAACCATCTTGTCAAAAGTTTCAACCGCAAAATCTTTTATTCGTTTAAAGAATTTTTTAGTATTTCCCCACAAAGAGTCCCAAGCATTTACCGCACCGTCGACTACTTTTCCTGCCAGGTTTTTAACAGTTCCCCATATACTGTTCCATATACTCTTCAGAAATCCCCATATCGCATTAAAAACAGAAGAAGTTACAGACTTTATTAGGTTCCACGCAGTTGTAACAGCTAATAAAACTAAGTTAACGGCACCTTTTATAACAGAACCAATAATTGTCCACACGCTCTTCAGTATCCCTAAAACCGCATTCCAGACACCTTCCCAATCCCCTTTAAGTAAAGATGAGAACAGATTGATAATGTTTGTAACAATGCCCAGAGCGCCTTTTATTACACCAACAATAACAGGGAATACTATCTGCACGACTTTGAGTATGAATTGTATTGCAGGTATCAAGACATTTTGAATTATAAAAGAAACAGTTTGAAGTATTGCTACAATAACTGGAACTGATGCTTGTATAACAGCCAAAACTATTGGAAATACTGCCTGCACTGCACTAAGAATGAGTGGAAGTATATTAACTGCTAAATCATTTATTACTGAGGCGAATAACTTAATTATCGTTAAGACAACTGGCATAACCGCTTGGATTATTGACAGAATAACTGGAAAAATTGTTTGAACTGCGCTCGATAGCAGTGGTAATAAAACGCTCGCAATTACTTGAATTACAGGAACAAACGCTTTAATGATACTTAATATTGGTGGAAATACTGATTGAACAATGCTCAGTATCGGTGGAAGTAGTGACGTAAACCCTTGAACAAGTATCGGAATTACTGCCGTTACGATTTCTGTAACGACCTGTAACAACGTGCCTTGGACCTGCGCCCACACGCTTACTAGTCCACCAACCAAGCTTATGATTCCCGGAAGAACCTGCGCAAAAGCACCCGCCAATTCTCCGAGTAAAGGCGTAATTTGAACAACCACATCAGAAAACGCAGCTCCTAAAGAACCCGCTAAACTTACAAACGTCGTACCTAATTGCGCGAATGCCGGACCGAGCTCTGCAATCGCTGCGCCTAAATCCGCAAATGCCGGCTTTAACGTAGCAAGACTCGTAACCATAACGTTCATCGTTTCCGCAAACTGTGGCGCTAGTTCAGCCGCAATCTGGCCGAAGTATTGACTAAACGCGTCAAACACCGGTTGCAACGCCGTCATTGCGCTGCTAATAACGCTTGATACTTGCGACCAAACAGTCGTAACCGAGTTGCGAAATTGTTCGTTAGATTGGTAAAGTCGGAATAAGAATCCGGCCAAGCTGACCAACGCTGTAATCGCGAAGCCAATCGGCCCAGATACGCCCATTAATGCCAAACCAAACGCTGTGATCGTCGGCGCAACGATGGAAATAACGCCGCTTACGCTTGAGAATGCCGTTTTAAGCTGCGCGAAGAACACGCCCGCAGCTTCCGATACTTTAGCTCCGATTCCTTGAGCGAAAAACTCCGATGCTTTCTGGCCGATTGAATAAAAGAACGATCCGATTGCGCTGATAGCCGCATTAAATCCGCTTTGTATTGCGGTACCTATGTTAACTGCTCCCGCTGCAAACCCGTTCCACATGGCCGGCCCTTTTTCGAGCAAATACGCTGCTACGCGATCGACTGCCGCTACGATTCCGTCAAAAGCTACCTTCGCGCCGTTATATGCGACTAAGGCTCCGGCTTTGATTGCGTTAAACACTACGCCGAGAAGTTTCTGTAACTGCTCCGAGTGTTTGTATACGAGAACAAAGACAGTAACTAGTGCGGCTATGCCCGCTATTGTTAACGAAATTGGACTCGTTAGGGCCGCTAATATCGACGTAAATATTCCCATCATGCCGCCTGCCGCCGCAATCTTAACCGACAAAAGCCCCCACGCGATTTGTAAAGAACCTAAACCGACGAGTGCGCCTCCGATTCCGGCTAGCAAAACGCCAAGTACAGTTATAACGCCGAGAATGGCCGCAGTCGCCGCTAGCGTGATAGCAACGAATTTCTGCATACCTGGCGATAGATTATTGAACGCGTCAACGACCTTTTGAAGCACGGCAACTAACGCCGATACGACCGGAGTTAAGGCTTTACCGATGTTAATCTGCGCTGTTTCGAATGCGCCCGAAAGCTCTTCGATCCGACCTTTAAGGTTATTCATCCGCTCAGCCGCAACATCGGCCGCTTTGATTTTTCCCATCGCTTTCGCCATGTCGTTAAATCCTTTAGAGCCCTCTTTTCCGAGGATCAACGCACCGCGGATTGCGTCAGAACCGAATATTTTATACAGCGCTTCTTGCTTATCCTTCGCAGTCATGCCGTCAAGGGCTTTCGAAAGCTCTCCGGAGATTTCCGTCATACTTTTGATGTTCCCTTGCGCATCGAAAAATTTGTTATCCATTATGCCAAGTGCGTTAGACGCCTTAGAAAACGCCTTTTCGAAGCTGTCCGTTCCTTTCTTAAGTCCGGTACTTTTTTCTACGTACTTGTCTAACGCATTATATACGTCGCCGAGGTTCTTGCTTGCCGGCTTAAATCCTTCCTTAGAAAGGACATCGAACGCCTTATTCGTATCCAACGTTACTAGACCGAGAGATTCCATCGTCGTATAAGCGCCTTCAGTCATCGGCACTAAACGGCTGAGCATCGTTTTAAGTGACGTACCCGCATCCGATCCTTTAAGACCGTTCTGCGCGAAAACAGCGAGCGCCGTCGCCGTATCTTTAAACGTCAGCCCCATTCCGGCAGCAACCGCAGAAGTCATCGATAACCCGTACTTCATCTCTTGTACGTCGGTTGCCGAAGAGTTGGCCGCCCCTGCCAGAATATCCGCTGCTTGCGCTACGCTGAGGTTATCGTCCTTAAACGCATTAAGCGCAGTCGAAGCGATTTCCGCCGCATCTGCCAATTCAAGACCGCCCGCCGTTGCTAACGATAGCGCTCCGGAAAGACCGCCGTTTATAATATCCTGCGTAGATACACCGGCTTTAACGAGTTCTTCCATACCCTGCGCTGCCTCTAGCGCGCTGTATTTCGTATCAGCACCGAGTTTGACCGCTAGGTTCGTTAAAGCATCGCTGTACTTATTCGCTTCTTCCGGATTCATAACCGATTTAACGTTCGACATTTGCTGTTCGAAGTCCATCGACTTTTTAGTCGCAAGGCCGAGCGCTCCGCCAACCGCTAAGGTAGCCGCGCCGAATGATGTCGCGATTTCCGAGCCGATCGACTGTAAGTTTCCTCCGACCGTCCGAAGGTTTTCGCCACTTTCTTGGGCTTGCGTTCCCATGCGATGCCATGCGTTGGCTTGCTGATTAATTTGCGTCGTAGTCGATCTTAATTGCGCCTGCGTTTCGCGTAGTTGTGCGGTCGCTTCGTTCATACGAGCGCTAAGTTCCTGCGTTTCTTGTGCGTCCTCGCCTTTTGCGCGTTTAGATTCGAGATATAAACGGCGAAGGTCTTTAAGGCGCTGCTGCTGAAGATCAATCGATTTGTTTAAGTGGTCGGCTTTCTGCCTCAGTTGGTCCGAGGTCGATCCGAAGTTATCAACGCCAGCCGTTGACGCTTTGAACGCAGCATCAAGCGCACGCATTTTCGTCGTGATCGTATTGACGCTCGCGTTTAGCTTAGCGCCTAGCTGTGCGAAACCTGTACTCTGTTCCTTAATCCGTTTGTTGACGAGATCGAGTTGGTCCTCGGTTTTCCTCATGGCCGCTAACGCTTTGTTGTACTGCGTTAGTAACTTAACGGAGGCAGCCGCATCTTTTCCTTTTGTCCGCACGCTTTCTTCGTACTGTCGCTTAAGATCGGTTAGTTTCGCTTTGTGTACTTGTAGCGTCCGATTTAGTACGTTCGCTTTCTGATTAAGAGTATCGAGACTATTATCGAATTTACCTGCGCCAGCCATAGTCGCCTTGAATTCGCTATTAAGCGCACCGAGCTTTCGGTTGATATCTGCAAGGCCACGCGTTAGGTCTGCGCTTTCTAGTCCGATACTGACTCGCAATGAGCCGAGTGATTCCGCCATGCTTTACCTCCTTTCTAAAAACCGAGTACCTGATCGATATAGACTTCCTGCTTCCCGCCGCTTGAATTGCTGCGCTTGTTTTTACCGCTATCGGAATATTGCATGAGCTCGAAGAACCAGCCGATGTCCATTTCGTCCAGGTAATAGATATCCTGCGGACGTTCCATACTGTCGAGATAAAGCTTTTTAATGTCGTGTTCGAGCTTTTCGAGGAAGTCTAATGGGAAAAGGTACCCCGGCGTTAGTTTTTTGCCGGAGTCTCCGCAGTGGCTTCGCCTTCACCTTTCGCAGCTTCTGACGGTTCAACGCCTGCATTAACCGTTCCTACGACGCCTTGGATCGTATCGGAAATAGTTGAGATCATCTTTTCGGAAGAAATGCCGTCGTAGAATTCGTCAAGGGAGAACTGACCGTCATAAACGCGAACAACGTAATCAACGAGGTTGTCAAGATCGCCAACGTCCAGGTCATCGAAGTTGCTTGTTTTCGAAAGTTTGATAGCTTCGCGAAGCATTCTTCCTTTAATGAATGGCGCGCTAAATACTTTTTCTTCACCGTTGATTAGTAATGTAATTTGCATATAAACACTCTCCTAGTTTTTGTTTTTTAAGTAGTCAAATAAAAAGAGAGCCGGCTTGCGCCGAACTCTCCGTTGAATCTATTAATCTCCTGTATTTTCTTCCGGCGCAGGTGCAGACGTAGAAGGCTCGTAAACTTTCTTAAACCAATCGTTAATGACCGTCTGATTAACGCCTTCACCTTTCGTGTAAACTGAACGTCCCCAAACGCCGTCAAATTCACGACGCATAAATGTTCCGGAAATTGAATCCGTCTGGAATTCCGGACTATCCGTTTTAGTTGCGAATTCTTCTTCTTGAAGCTGGAATTTACCTTTATATAACGCGTAGAGTTTATCGCCGCCGCCCGATACTTGCGACTTAAAGAGCAACGCACCATATGGCGCCAAGTCAGTGTCTTTCTTTTCGAGTACACCGTCAGCGTTAATCGTGTGGCCGAGCAATAACGCCTGGATATCGTGAGATAATTGGTCAACTCCGATTTCTACCTCAACGCCGCCGAAAGCTGTTTCGATTTCTGACGGACCATCATCCGCGTTCAAAGTTTCGCTGTTTGTATTCGGTGAAATAGATGCCTCGATTGCCTTACCGACCTTAACTGGCGTATCGTAAGTGGCACCTGTAGCATCGTCCTTAATCAATTTCGCAAAGTAAATATCGCGTAATCCCATGCGTGTTCCTGCCAAATTTATTCCTCCTCTGTATTTTGCGCATAATAAAAACGGAGCACCTTGTGGTAGATCTCCGTTTCGTTTTCATATAGGTCGTACTGCCCTAAGCGACCAAAGCCCGCAGCAACGAGCTGTTTCTTAACGCCGGTTTCTAGTCGTGCGTATTCGCTAGGGTCTTTCGTATAAATATCAACTTGAACGTAAAAGCCCGTCGCTTCCTCGGCATCTTCCGCATTGAGTGCGCTCTTTTCGTCGTAGAAGAAAAAACGGATATACGTTTCGTCCTCTCCGCGATACTTCAGAAAAACAACGGGCACGCCCAACGGTTTAAGCGCCGAATTAACGATTGCCCGTGCACTCATCGCAATAACTCCCTTTCTAAATAGCGTCTAATTTCGCGCTGTGCTTCGTTCTTTTTCGCGTTGAAAGACGGCTCAATGAAGGGCATCGCTTGGTGTCCGGGGTGGTCGACTTCTCTTCCGTAAAACGTAGAACCATCGCTCATGACTTTTTTGTTCTTCGCTTTCTCTAAGTGAGGACTAGTGCCGAACTCAGCGAATCGCGATATAAAGTCGAGGTCGCTCGGTCCGATTTCGATAATGTCGTTCTTAACGTCGCTGACTAGGATCTTGCTTTGCGCACTAGGTTTTCTCGCTTCCATCTCGTCAAATACCGGTTTTGCGCCGGCTTCGAGAGCGCCTTTCTTAACGGATTGCGCTTCGCGCCCCAGCCGATTAAGCCGCGCCATTAGTTCGCGCATTCCTTTTACGTTTGATCTCGAACTCACTTAACGTTGACCTCCTCCCCAATAATCGTGAAGGTAACGTTCGCTTCGTTATCGTTGATGATGCTTTTAATCTCGAACTCGCGTCCGCCATATTTAACGCGCATCTTATTGTTGAGCAGCGAATTCATCCGCTTTGAGTACCGAATGATAAAACGGGTCGTTCTCTCGGCCTGAATCGTAGCCGCCGCGATATATTCCCGGCCCTGTAACGTCTTTACTGCCGCCCATACCGTAGCAACTGGCGTCCAGCCGTCGATCTCAAACCCTTCGTCATTCGTTGTGTTTGCGTATTGTAAAAACGTGATTCGCTTGTCTAAACTTCCGATATTTACCGCCATAGCCTCACCTCAATTGAAGGATCATACCGGCGATTTTTGTGCCGCTGTTGGCTGTCGTCCTATTTTCGTAGGCATCCGCGACAAAGATTAGCGCCGCCATTTTGTATAGGTCCGATTCGGTATCCTTTACGCCTGCGTTTTCCATGTGCTTGGCTGCTGCGGAAATAAAAAAGGAGACGAGGTTATCGTCCTCATCTCCGTCAATCCGCAAGTATTCTTTTGCTTCCTCAAGCGTAAGAGCCATCGTTATTCACCTGCCGGTGGTGTCGGTTCGTTAACCGTGATTGCTACCGTTTTCTTAACCGAAGGTTTCGACTTAGACGCGATAGTGATCGTGGTTGTGCCGGCCGCTTTAGCCGTTACTAAGCCTGAGCTTGATACGGTTGCTGTTGCGGTGCTACTAGACGTATAGGTCACGTTTTGGTCTGCGCCTGCTGGCGAAACCGTTGCGTTAATCTGGTACGTATCGCCGACCGTTAATGTCTTAGATGATTCCGTTACATTGACGCTTGTAGGTTCGGTCGCTAACGTTGTAACCGAAAGCTCGGCGCTAAGTGGTGACGGATCACCGACGTTAGGAATTGCGCGAACCTGGTATTTATACGTTGTTAATTGCGTCAAGCCGCTATCTGCAAACGATGTTCCTACGCGTGTTCCGATTGATACTCCGTCTCTATATACTTCGTATTCTTTGATGCCCCCATTAAAGGTTACGGCGTCCCAACTAAGGGACACCGATGTGTCTTTAGGAGTCGCCGTTAACCCTTGGGGCGCATTAGGGCGAAGTTACGACGGACGCGATACGGAAAGCAGATTTAAGTTTGATTTTGTGATCGAACCAAGCAGTCAGTACGAATAAGTTTTCGCCTGTGCTGATGTCTTTGTCGCTTTCGTAAGTGATCGCTGGATCGTAGTTAAAGTGAGAGTAACGGAAGTCACCGACGATTGGTTTAACCGCAGCATCAGAGAATACAACCGGTTTACCGATGATTTGCTCTGGCTGAGCGTTGTAAAGAGTTGCGCTGCCGTTCGCAAGAGTTTCGATCATTTCAAGGTAATCAGAGTAGCGCATCATAACTTTTGCGTTATCACGGAAATCTTCTGCAAGATCAGCGATCGCCGCTTTGATTGCTTTATATGTGCTATCTCCCGGGACTTCTTTGATTCCAGCACCGTAGAATGACATTTCTTCTTCGCCAGTTTTCGGAGTCACAGCGAAAGAAACTTTCTTTTCTTTGGCAGCCAAACCGGATTGAAGCGCTCTCTCAACAGTAGAAACCAAGTCAGTATCAGTTGCAGCCAAAATAGTTTCAGAGATTTTAGCTTTAACTTTGAACTTGCGACGGCCGAAAGTAACGACTGAACCTTCAACTTCTAATTCCTTAGCAGTCTGTGTATCTTGAATGAAGTCGTCATCATCTAAAGAAAAGTCCACTTTAGGGATCTCAAGATTTGTAACGTTAGTGTAAGTTGATACACTGCGTAATGGGTTTGTTACAAAAGGCTCGTGTAAAAGCTCTTGTGAAACTGTTTTAGGAAGGAGTTTTTCGCCACCAGTTCCATTGTTGTCCCCTAAAACCGCTCTAACTTCTTGTGCAGGAACTTCTTTACGTACAGCTGCGCGAATGAATCCGGCTTTAGCTGAGATTTTTTGTACTTCAGGATCGTTACTGGATAGCCCCGCAGATACGCCGGCTTTTGCTTTTTCTAAGCTCGCTTGGATTTTCGCTTTCTGTTCGCGCTCTAAAGAATCATGTTGGTTTTGAAGGATGTCCATACGCTCTTTAAGGTCCTCTCTTTTTCCTTTAAGTGCTTTAACATCGTCGATAGAGATAGTTGGATCTGCCGCTTTATCCATGATTTCTTTTTCAACTGCCGCTAATTGTGTACCTACTGTGTTTAAGTGAGCCTTCAGATCAAATAGTTCCATTAAATAATTCCCCCATTTTTGAGTTTTAGTAAGTTGGTTTGTGCTTCCGCGATTAATTGCTCGCGTTCCAGGCGCTCTCTTTCCGCCTGCTTTTCGTCTTCTTGCGTCTGATTAAGTAAAGCGTCCGGAGTATTCCGGTAACTCGCGAATAACTTCGTATCTACTTTCGCGGCCACTTGCTTAGGTGCTTCAATGCTGTCGCAAAGCCCTAATTCGAGGCATTCTTGCGCTGTAAGCCACGTTTCAGCGTCTAAAAGCGCGATTAATCGGTCGCGATCAAGCTTTTCGCCTGCTTTTCCGAGATAAGCCTCGATAATACTTTCGCGAATACGGTCCATGTCATCGGCTTGCTTGCGGAGTTCAGTCGAGTTTCCGATTGCGAATGTCCACGGATTGTGAATCATCATCATCGCGTTTGCGGGCATAAAAATAGCGTCACCAGACATTGCGATGACGCTTGCGATACTGGCCGCCAGCCCGTCGACATAAACGTTAACGCGGGCTTTGTGCCGCTTTATAATGTTGTAGATCGAAGTTCCCTCGAAAACGGACCCGCCAGGCGAGTTAATATAGATATTTAGCGTTGAAACGTCGCCAAGTTCGTCTAAATCCGCCTTAAAAGTCTGCGCTGTTACTTCGTCGCCCTCAAATTGAGCCGAACTGATTTCGCTGTAAATGTAAACTTCGCCAGCTTTAGCGTCATTCTTCGCCGCTTTGATTTCCCAAAACTTCTTTATCGTCCTCACCTCCTTTCGAGTCTTCGTTATCATCTTCGTTAGTTTTTAACGTTGGAGGCGTTGGCGCGTCGGTGCTCGTGATTTTCTGCTGTGCGACTTGATCGATCGGGAATAAGTCTTTGCTTAAATAAAGCGTATCTCCGCCCTTTTCTGGCGGTAGATCCTCCCACGCACGCACCTCATTCGGCTTAAACCAGCCGCTCCGGATGCCTTTTTGGTAGAAATCTCCGCGAGTCCTCATGTCCCCCCGCAATAACGCGTTCATGTTGAACTTAAAATAATAACCGGACTTGCGTTCCTTTTCGGTCAGCAGCTTCCGGTTAAATTCCTTTTCGTATTGAGCTGCGATAGGCATCAACGTGCCTTGTACATAATCGATGTAAAGTTGCTCCATGTTCGATACGCTGCCTTGCGTTTCACCGAGCATATATAACGGAATGTTAAAAGCCTGCGCAACCCTTGAACGGGTCACTTTTTCGACCTCGAACGCCTTTGTATCGATGAATTCCTTCTTTAAATCCTTAATTTCAACGCCAGGTTCTTGAATTAGAATGCCGCCATTGTTCGAATAGAAGTTCCGGAAGTTCTCTAACATCGCTGTTTTCCGATCATCATCGAGTTGGTTGGCAACTTTGAGAATGAACGATATCTTGGCACCATCCATCTGTTCGAGACTGAACGTCCTTACATCGCGATCAAAGTCGAGCGCGTTCCGTAGTACCTTTAACGGCGAGATTCCTTTCAGTCCGTCAACTGACGTATACTTAACGTGAATCATATCCATGTTGTGAACTAAGTAGTTTCCATTGTCTCCGAATATCTCGTACCAGAGCTCACGAGACGTTTCTTCAATGACCGGTTGCACTCTCGAAGGATCTAGAACGTCCAATCCGACGACTTCGTAACGAATGTTGTACCGTTTTATCGCGTAAGCATTGCCGTAAACAGCTCGATGCGTCTCTAAAAGTCCGATCAATTCACCGGAAGTCATGTTATGGTTCGGCGCGTACGTTAATAGTTCGGATGCCTGCGACTCAATCGGCTGATAATTTTTGTACGCTTTGATCGGTAAGCTCGCCATCGTATTTGATAGCCGCGATACAGCCGAAAAGACCGTTTCGTTATCCGCCAGCGCATGTTCTCCGTAAGTTCCAAACAATGTAGCGCGAGGAATAAACCAACGCGTTAAATCCTTTTTAACGGCCGCCTTTGCTTCGGTTGCGCCTCCGAAAAAGCTTCGTACGTTGCTCCAAAAGCCCATTTTCTCACCTCCTAACCGTTTAATAGATCGTTAATCGAGATAAATCCGACGCTTCCGCCTTCAACCGGCTTCGTCATGTCGAGATATACCTGCGAATGGGCGTTCAGGAACGCAGCAAAGCCGTCTATTTTTCGATAGCGCGTCTGTTTGGTCGGCAGCCAGTTTCCGTTACGATCTTCGACCAGCTTGACGTTGTTTAAATACCACGTAAAGAGTTTGTTTTCGTTATATACGACTCTTCCGTCGAGCAGTAATTCTTTAACGTTCTTCAACGGATCACTTAGCGTAATGTAACCCTGCCGCACGACCTCCGTTTGGAAGCCGTAGTTCTGCAGGTCTTGCACCAACCGCATCGCATTCGCCGGGTCAAACGTGATCTTTTCGATCTGATATTTGCGCGACATTTCCACGAACCAATCGTAAACGTACTCGTATTCAACGTATTCGCCCGGAATAATCGTCAAATAACCGTCGGCCTCAAACCCACGGTAGTCAATTTTTTCGTTATCTTTTTGTACTTTTGCCGCCGGGACCCACGAATGAGACAAAACAAAAACGCGATTATCCGGCAAAATAAATTCCAGACACGCACTCGTAAAGTCTTCCGTTTGTGATAAGTCGAAGCCGCCAATACATCTCATGCCGCGCAACGATTCCGGATCTACATGTCCGTTATTGCGCTTAATGACTTCGAAGTCGATAAAGCTTTCCTCGCCGTTGTCAACGAAGATATTGAACCGCTTGACCAGCCAATCGTTGTATTCGCGTGGTACGTGGCGATCCGCGTTAAAGTCTTGGATCATTGACGGAATATCCATCGTTACACCGATGTTCGGGTTCGCTTTGATCCACATTTCTGGGTTTTCGACCTCGGATATGTCGTCTAATTCCGCCATAAAGTAGAAATTTCGTTCTTGAACGTTGCTTCCGTCAAGAACATCGGAGGCAATTTCGTAATATTCGACTAAGGGACCGTCCAGCTGATAGCCTGCCGTCGTAATGTAAATGATTAACGGCTGGGTCCGCGCAGCCCTTGAGTTCTTGATTACGCTTATAAGCTTCGAATCTTTAAATTCGTGAATCTCATCGAAAATACCGAGATGCGTGTTCAAACCGTCCAACTTTTCGCTATCTGACGCCCGCGCTTCGATTTGACTCATTGACGCGTCGTGATAAATGCCTTTCTGATTCTCGCGAATATGTTTCCGTAGCTTTGGCGATTTTCTAATCATGGCGCGACTCTCTTCGAAAAGCACGCCCGCTTGCTGCTTCGAGTTGGCTAAAACGTAGGCTCTGGCGCCTGGTTCACCGTCTTTTGTTATCGCAAAGTTGGCTAATCCGCTGATTTTCGTTGTTTTTCCGTTCTTACGGCCGACAAATATAAGCCCTTCGCGGAAACGCCGTAGCCCAGTGTCGCGATGAACCCAACCGTATAGCGATCCAATTACGAAATGCTGCCACGGCTGAAGCGTTAAGTTTGAATACCGACCTTGCGATGGCTTACAATACCGTTCGATAAATTGTATTGGTCGGTGCCCTTTTTCCTCATCAAAGACGTAAGGGAATTCGTCTGTGCCGGCGCGTTCAAGATCGCGAAGGTGACGTTTGCAAGCGAGAATGTTTTTCTTACTCGCGACTATTTCACCCGACGCTACCTTTTCCGCATACCAAGTCGTTAGCAACTTTTCGGACGGTTTTTCGCGTATAAATCCGGCTATTTTTTGCGTTTTTAGCCAGTTTTCGTACCATTTTTCGACCTCTGTGGCGTTAGAATTTACTGAAATCGTCGTCATCGTCATCACCGCCCGCGTTTAATTCCTTGCGTTGTGCCGGCGTTAGATCGAGCGACTTCAGAAGGTTATTTAACGTTGTAACCGTCTTCGTAAGCTCAATCGCTAACGGATTTTTGACGAGGTTTTCCGCGCCTGCCTTGTTCGTATGCCGCATCATTAAAGGGTTTTCCGCCACTTCCTTTTTTAATCGGCGGTAGAACTTATGCGTATCGATATAAAGTTCGATAAGCTCTTCGTCCGATTCCGTATACCTGTCGCCAAGATATTCGCGCAGCCTTTTCGCAGTGGGTACCGCCATATGATCGCTCCTTTCATCCGGGGATTTACCCCCTTTAATGTAAAATTTCCGGTCGCGCTACAAGCGAAGGGGCCCCGCCGGTCCCTACGTTTTTGCCTTCGAAATCCCAAGGTACGGGGGGCTATAGCTCCGGATTAGCCTGCGCCTTCACCACGTTTATTCTGCGCTTCTTAGCCGTTTTCGCAGCCGATCCAGCGCCTTTTTCCGAGTGCCTTCGGTTGTGGCACGGATTGCACAAACTTACGAGATTTTCGAGCGTTAGCGCTAATTCCGGATGATCTCGTAATTCTTTGATATGATGAACCGTCTGAGCCTTCGTTATCTTACGTTCTTTGAGACAGTCTTGGCATACGTTGTGGTCGCGCGTAAGAGCCAACGCTCTGCATTCCGTCCATGCCTTCGACTTATAGAACGCTCGCGCTTCGGGATCGCGTTTATGTTTGTCGTAGTAGTTATGCGCCATGCTATAGATCAGCTCGCAACGTAAAGTCTCGGTATGTTCCCGTTACTTCCGTATCTGTCCTACGCACATACAGATCATAAGTACCGTCTAGCTCCTTCGTAACTACACACCGGTCTACATCGCCGTCTAGTATCTCGTCTAATACCCCGCGTATATTTGCCTTCTGCTCATCTGATAGATACATCGCTATCCCTCCGTTTCCTTACGTTTATAATGTAATTCGAATGCTCCATCGCCACTCTTCGTGAAGATAAGCTGGATTGCCTCATCGTTTATTAGAGCGGATACGTACCTTTTAATGAATTCTCGTTCTCCTTCCGTAGTGAATCCCGGAAGCTTCACCTTTCCGTAGTCCTCGTACGCCGAGACAGCTAGTGTAATAGGTTCTGTATATCCGGGATAAGCCCTAATATATGCAGGCGTTATATCGTAGTTGCGATTATATAAATACCTAACGGAATCGAGCGCATTATTGATCGGGTTATCCAACGTCATCCTCCGTTCTAATAGATATAAAACCTAGCGCCCATTCCGGTCGCTTACGCTCCCTACATGTACGCAGATATTAATACCTTGATCGCGATTAGTAATAATAGTGGATTGCAAGATCCACAAGATAAAGAGAAGAAATCAACCGAAAACAGGCGCCATCCTTACAGCGCCAAGGCTTCGATCCACTTTCGATTGGTGCAGTTTTCGCCTTATATTCGGGCTTATTGGTGCAGTTTTGACCGCCTATTTACGATCGGCCCGATGCTGCGCGAACATCTTCCGCACTGATTGCGTCCAGTCTGTCTCGATAGTCTGACGGAACATCACATCCGGATGCACTAAGTACCGAACCGTCCGCCCACTCTTCGTACTCAGGATCGCGCCCTTACGTTGCAGCTTCGCAATAGATGCCGTAACTGTATCGCGGTCATGTCCGATCTCCTTTGCGAGTTGGTCGCGTCCAAGGTGTTCGATTACTTCCGGATTCTCTTCGTCCGGATTAGCGCAAAGGTAGTATTCGCTAAAGTGAAAGAACGGTAGTATCTTATAGAGCAGCCCGATCTCGCTAAGTCCGAGGTCTGCGATAATCTCGTTCGTCTTTACCTGATATAGCTTCGTAAAGCTTGCGCCTTCTTTCGTATCGCCCATCGTATGGAACTCGGCGCTAATGTAATACTCGTTGCTTCTGCCGCGTTGCACGACTTTAATAATGCCGAGCGCTTCCAGCCGTCCGAGTATCGTATTAGTTGCCCGCCTCGACTTGCCGATAATGCGTTGTATGTCCGCTTGCTTTAACGGCTTGCCACCGTTGATGAGTTGGCCGTCGCTCTTGAAACGCAAATAAGGCAGCAGCTTAACGATAGCCCCCGCCTCAATTAACGATAGATCTTTGATGACTGCGCGTATTGGATCGTGATAGCTCGCGACCCAGCGCTTTGTATTAGTCGACTTATAACGTTCTTGCTCGAGCTTCTTACGATAGGCTTCGTCTTGTTTGCGGCTCCTTAGCGAATACAGATGCGTAAGGTCCTCACCCGTCTCAACGTCAATCAACCGTTTGTCTCCCAATTCCGTTATCCCCTCCCGAATAAATACGAAAAGGCTGGCCGGAACATACCCGACCTTGCCTCAGCCCTTTCGGAATTAATCGGTTGGGCTATCGTTGAGACCTATCGTTACTATCTCCGTAGAAACTGGACATTGACCGCCCTCTTCATCGATAAGAAAAAACTTTACGACGTCCGTATTTGTACTAATCACTCTGCGCCCCACTCCTTCCGAATCAATCGCTCGGCTTCTTCGAAAGAAAGGTCGGCGTCATTCGGAAACTCAAACACGGCTTGTGCGCGATTACCGGATTCAAATTCGATAGTGGCTTCGACTTTTGTTCCTATACGCTCCATCTGATTAACGTTTATGTTCATCGACGCCCTCCCTTTCCGGAAGCTTTACCGATTTCCTTTCCGTCCAGATAAACCGTAGGCTCCGTGATAGGTACGACCTTCTCTCCTTCGTCTAACCATACGAGCTTCTTTCCGTCTACCCTTTCGCCGGCGATATAGCCTTTGTACGGACCCTTCGCCTGTTCCTCTCGCAATTCAGCCAACGCCTGCGTCGCCGCCTTTGCTTCGCGCTGTAACGCTTTTAGTCCGGTTATGGCTTCGGATACCTCTACGTTTACATTTACGTTGATCTCTCCAGCCGGCGTTGATTCCGGAGCAGTAGCGCAATAATGAGCGTTTACTAACGCGTTGATACCGGCAGTGCTCTCGCTTAATCTTCGTCTTCGTGTGCCGCGCAAATTCTCTAAACTAGGCTCCCGCATAATCTTAGAGTTTTTGATATACGTCTCAAACAACGTACCGGAGTAAGATATTTTCGGCATTAATTCGCTCAATGAATAAAGCGTCGGTTCTACGTTACTTCTCGACTGAGTAATCGAGACTGTTTCGAAGCCCTCTTTCTCCAACTCCCGTGCGATGAATGCGCAACTGTAAGGATCGTATCCAATCGTTTTAATGTCGTAATTTTTACGGATGTCAACAAACCACTCAACGATCGGCTCCCAACTGACGAGATCTTTTTCGACCATATCGAGCTGTCCGTCCTCCATATAAGATCTTCGCGCAGGATCTCCTAAGCTTTCTAGGATCGCCTTATTTGTCGCCCAAGAACGCGATAATACCTCGATAGTTCCGTCTGACTTAAATAATTCGACTACCGCAACGGTAAAGTCGCCTTGACCGTTATACTCCAGACCTCCGACTGCTTTATCGATTTTCTCTTTGATACGCGTTTCCGCCATTCACATCGTCTCCTTTTCGTTTCTTATTCGCTCGCGTACCGGAAGGCTCGGAAGCCTATTCCGGTCGGCCCGTAGGCTAACGCAAGCACAAAAAGACCCCCGCCGTGGTGGCGGAAGCCTCGTTCTGATTGCGTTTGGTAGCCGACTGCCTTATATCTATCCGCAGTCAAGACGGGTATAGCGTCCCTAAGACGAGGGAATGCGAAGCTACCTATCGCAGATATACGCGACAATATTACACGCTTTCCGGTACGTATTTAACGTCCCCACCGGCGGAGAATCCGACGTCGCTATCGGATATGCGGACGAGGATTTGCACCTCGCATACTGGTTATTCCGGGCCGTGTGTGCTTCGTATACCAGCAAAGGCAGGAGTCTTTCACTCTCTCGATGCACCCGCGAATTTGCGTCTACCTATTCCGCCACCGCATCCGTGATTGAATCGCATTATATATGCGTGATTTGCCCGTATATTAACGAGCGAAGTAAATACCCTCCGAATGGATTAAAACGGCTGTGGCGCGCTTATTTCGCTTTTCTAACGTTAACGATTTCGCAAATGTATATGTCCGTTTCGTCCCAGTAATCGTCTTTTTCGCGCTCATTAAGATCCGCGAGCGCTTCCTCGTAGGTGGCGTATGAGCACAGCGCCGGATCGATAATAGAATCGCTAAATACTACGTACTTCACTCGCGAATGCCATTCGGTTGAAAATAACGGAATTCTATCTGCACCACTACTTCGTTGTATTCGTCTTTATTGCAAGTTATACATAGGCTACTATTACGTTCGAGGAGCTCATCGAATTTCTTCCGTAGAAAATCTTTTTGATCCTCCGGCATTTCTCTGGTTTGTATATACACGCGAACACCTCCGTTTGATATACCGCCGCAATATGTATTAAAAGGACGCCAAGTTGCGGCTAGTGCCCGTTGTTATTCCGTAGGGGTGGCGTCCTTTACCGTACATACTGCGTGTTGTACGGTTGTTAAATAATTAAAGGCCTCTTCGTATCATGAGGCCCCGTTTCTTAGCGTATTGCTTTTTCAGTTCGTCTTTGAGTTCTTCTATCCTCCGATTTATATAAAGAACCTCACCGAGCTGCACTTCGTTTAATGGTTCGCAGTCAGCCGCAACCTTGTAATCGGTGATAAAATCGGTCTCTGCTGCTTCGCCATATGTCTCGGCAAGTTCCTCCTGTAATTCGTGTATTTCAGCGATTAAGTCCTCCGCACGAACCTCGATTTCTAAAAGCGCTTCTTCAACTTCTTTGCGTCTATGGTACATTTTCGCTTTGTTGTATAACGGGTCGAACTGGCGAATCATTTCCGTTTCATAAATATCGCGTTCATAATCGTTATCCACTTCGTAAAGTCTTACGTAACTAGCGAGATAATAAAATTCGCTGTTGCGTGAATGGTCAATGAACCTACGTTTGAAACTAACGGTTTTCCCTACGTAGAGTGGCGTGTCATCTGCGTCAAAGAATACGTAAACACCTGCGCGATCATAATCTTTCTTGTTCTTTATTTCTCTGGGTCTAGCAGTCTTATAATTCTCAGGAATAGTAATTTGGATCATACGGTGCCCTCCTCGTTATTGATAGAGGTTGTTCGGAGCTTACCCGAATCTGTCATGATCCTCCACCGGGTTTCATAACGTAAGACAGCATATTGGGCACTTTAACAAGTATTTTTCAAATAAAAAACCAAATTATTTTCATCCAGTAAAAATCACCGGACAACGTAATTTGGCTTCTCTTTGTATTATTAAATTCTAATCGCGATCAAGGCACTAAGTAATTAATATCTGCGTCCGCTAATGAGCGTTAGCGAATAGTGGCGCTATTATTTAAGTAAGTCTTTATAAGTAAGTATATATAGTAAGTCTTTATACGCAGTGAAAATCACTGGAACGTCCAGTAAAAATCGCTGTATGATCCAGTGAAAATCACCGGACAAATCAACCTATGACCGCATCGACAGTATTTTCCCCGCCAAGAACGCCTTCCGCTTTAGCATCGCCAGGTACAACCGACGCGCCAAACTTTCCTCGTGCTGCAACGTTATCTCTACCGCCTTCCCTACGTTCGGATGCTCGACTATACGTTCAATCAGCGCTAACTTTTCGCGCATCCCTTTATCGCAGCCCGGCTTGAATTCGTTCTGTATACATCCGTTTACCGCGATATAACACTTCCGTCGCGCCAGATCCACCGCAACCTTCTCGTCGTACAAACCCCACCGTTTCGCGTACGTTTCTAGCGTATTGCCGTTTATGTAAGAATCGAATAGCTGCGGGTTGTATTTGCGCATCAAGCTCTCGTCGTTAATCTGCCGGTAATGATACAACGCTTTATCGATATAATAAGCCGTCTTAAACAGCCAATCTTCGCCGAGATACTTGCCGTCAGGGAACGCTAGATCATACGTTTCTAGCCGGCGTATAGAAAATCCGTCAGTATCTCCGCCTTGATCGCGTCACGGTCCAACGGCGTATTTGCTTTTGCGCTATAGCTTTTCGATGCATCTTCGTATTCCCAACGCATGTCTGTAAATACAATATCGGCGTTATTTTCAAGCGCAGCTTCGTACATTGTCGCGTAAGTTTCCCGATCGACCCAAAAACGCCATGTACTCACCCTTCGCCTGCTTTAGTGCGTTATTTCGCGCCGTGGCCGGACCTTGATTTGCTTGGTAGATCGGCTTAACGCGTTCGTCGGTGGCTTCGTAGTACCTCAAAATAGTACGTGTTGAATCGGTTGAACCGTCGTCTACGATCAAAACTTCGATATTCTTCAACGTCTGTCCGAGCACACTATCTAAACAGTCGCGCAGGTATTTCTCGCCATTGTATACCGGTATAATAACGCTCACTTTGACTTTCGGTCTCATTTCGTCCACCCTTTCGGTTCGGGAATTCCCGAACTCATATCGATAGGATAATTATACCAACGCCCTGCCGAATTTCAAGACGAAAAAAAGACGCCGATTATTCAGCGTCCTCTTCCGTTTCTTTTACTTCGAATAATTCTTCATATTTGGCTCCGGTTGCTTTCATTATCGATGCGACATGCCAATCGTAATGCCTTTCGGAATTATCGAACCGAGAAATCGACGATTGAGATACGCCGGATCTCCGAGATAATTCGGATTGGGACCACCCTAATTTCGAAAGAACCGCGCCAAGACGAGGTTTTACCGTAAGTTTCATTTCGATCACCTCGCGTTAATTATACGCCAGAGAATATTTTTCCGCAATTACTATTGACGTAGTCTATGCGCTAGCGCATAATAGAATTATAGAAAGGAGGGAAAAACGAATTGAACGCGGAAACGGTACTAATAACTTCGTCATTGCGCTAACGAATTTGGCAACCGCCTGCGTTAACGCAAAAAAAAACGCTAATCGCAAAAACGACTAGCGCCAGAAACGTTGATACGGGGATAGATGTGAGAGTCCTCCCCGTGTCTCCTATAGTACCGTATCAAAAACGAAAACACAAGGAGGCGAGCGCGCCATGTTAACGGCTTTATCAATCGTAATTACGGCGGCGGCCCTGATCGTTGCGGTCGTGGGGTTAACCGTCGCACTCAAACGGAGGCGATAACGGTATGCAGCAGCTTATGATTCGCAAAATATGGTCGGATACACCGGCACTTACACCGCAGCAGGAAGCGCAGATCCTCGATCTATACGAGCGCCCCGCCGCCAATTTCGGTCGATGTGGGCGCGCTTACCAAATTGGGATCAATTCGATGTTACAATATTTCGGCTATCGGATCGAAGTCGAAACGGAGGCTATGAACGATGATTGAATACGCTTGTAACGAATGTAATTACGCAAGACTTGACGTAAAAATAGAGCCTGACGCGTGCTGCCCTACGTGTGGAGCGCGCCTGCAGGTCGAGGAGGAAATCGTATGAAACGTTTATTTAAATCAATCGTAATCACCGCGGCTTTATTGACGAGTACTATCGCCTTAGCACCACAAGCAGACGCAGCATGGTCGGGATGGCAGACGGAGAAGTTTGGACATAAAGCGCGCGTTTATACGGATGCGACTACGTATACAAGCAGCGCAAAGTCGGTCGATTGGAAAGCCGAAAAGAAAGGCGCGGCCACGCTTTATTACACGGCCGGCGTATATAAAAAGCGCTCAGGTGGCGGGCTGACCGATACGGGTTTAGTGCAGCGCGGAAGCTTTAAGACCGAAACGCCGCTGAAGTCGTTTAGCGTAAAGTCGATTCGCGGTAAGACTGGCGCCGGTAGCTACGTGATCCAGGTCGATTGTTATACGGATTCGGGCAAGAGCCACTATATCGGAACTTTTGAGTCGGCGCGTTTTAACGTGAAATAAGCGTGTGTGAGCCGTTTTAAGCTGCGAGGTACTTAGTGTACCTGATCGGCGCTAAGGCGGCTCTTTCGCTTTGATTTCGTGGTATAATCGTTCTATACGGAGGTTGAAGCGATGGAAACGAAAGACTACGAAAAATATTTAAACGCAAAAATAAAGACGCCTTAACGGGCGTCCTTTTTCGTTTTATGCTCCTCTAACGATACCCTCTAACGGACTAGCTCCTCGCGGCATTCCGTATAATTGCGGCCCTGCGCCCGGATTTAATTCTCCCATTCGACTCACCTCCGACCTACATAGTAAAATTATACCACGCGCGCTTTCCTTTTCGCACCTATATTCGACCATATCGCGTCCTGCTTCCGTTTATTCTCGGCAGCCTCCGGAAACATGCGAAAAAACTCGGCTTCGTCTTCGATCGGCTTTCGGAAATAATAGACGAGGTTCTTCGCGCCACCTCCGTTCTCTACCGTCTGTATAAGTTGCGCCTGGACTAGCGTTTTGACCGCGTTACGATACGTTGAGTCGCTTATAGCCAGCGCCCTAGCCGCCTGTTCTTGCGTCGGAAAGGCGTAACCGTAGTCCGCGTTATAAAACTTCAGCAGAAACGCGTATACCAACACGGCGTTACCGTTCAGCTTCGGAAAGTATTGATAATGCGTAAGAATAACGTTAGGTATGCCCGTATAGCCCGCCGCAGTATCAAACGGTAGGGCCTTCGCTTTATCGCTCATATAATCGTCCTCCACTTAAATAATATTCGACTTAAGCCGGCTTACGGCGCTGCCACTCCGTCAATAAACGATCGAGTTCGGGCGTACGCGCATATTGCCAAAACTTCCGTAAAGTATTTTCGTTCAGGCCTACGCAGATATAGCGTTGGTTGTGGTCGCGCAGGAATTCGTATAGATTCGCAGAATAGCAGTAATAATAGCCGTTTTGCATTCGGTCGCACCTCCGTAAATATATAAATAAAAAGGCGCCTATGCGCCCGTATGCGTAATTCCCGCAACTACATGAAATTATATCTAGTTATCTTATTTTTTAAACTTTTATCGAATTTATTTGTAATATAGTTAAATAAATCCACTGTATCTTCATCAAAATAACACCAATCCCGTTCATTTTTAGGATCTTCCCTATTCCAGTAATTTCTCGACCACTCATTTAACGATTCTTTTTCAGTTACTTTATATTGGTTTTCTTTAGTAGGAACCAGTAAGTAGACATACTCATGATTTCCGCAAACAAAATAATTATCAACAAACAGAAGTAAGTCTGAGTACATTTGCTTTCGGTAATCTCTGTACCTCATGTCTGCGTAGTCGTCTTTTTCTAGTCCTGCATATTTATTTAGTTTTTTCAGTTCATTAGTATTAATCAATTGATTCTTTTCGAAAACCTCGGTCTGTGAGAACCCGACAATAGGACTGTTCTTAACCAATTTATCTACGTGTTTTCTATATCTACTCTTCATAGGATCTCCCCTTACTTTTTAGGTTTTAAACCGTCACCACGCAAGTGAGTTAGGATGCTCTACCCTTTCGCCTGTTGCGATATTGACCGTAAACTGGCCGTCCGTACGTCCGTTGATAAAATCGTTGTAGCGCTTTCGACGTTGTTTGTTGAGCGACTTGGCGCGCGCATCAACGAAAATAGATTCGTAGGTTGATAACGACCGGCGCTTTGGTTCGGCACGATTGCGACCGTTCTGATCGTATTCTTCCGCCAGCTTGCCGGATCGCTCTCCGTTCTTGCGCGTCGTTTCCAGGCGTTCGCTCATGATCGGATATTCCGCCTTCATTTTATTTTTATTCGTATCGGTTAATTCTTCGAAAAGTACGAGATCTGCCATGCGATCTAACGCGATGGAGTCCGGTTCTTTGTCAGTCGCGTCCATATAAGCGTCAGTAAGCGCTGTGATTCGTTCTAAGCGCGCTACACGATCGGGGATATAAATGGACCGCAAGCCAAGGCCGGCGTGATCTTCCGACTTATACGCAACAATTTCGCCCCCAACCAACACGCGATCGCCTTCTTGCGGCTGGCCGGAAACGCAGCGCCAAGCTAATGGGCCGCCCGTCTTATAATCGTGTCTGACGTCGAGCTGCAATTCCGTAATCATTTCGTGCAATAAAGCGTTATCCATTAATTCGTCCCCCTTATCGCGTAGCCTTCGCCGTGGCTCGCCCAGTAGTAATAAACATCCGTTAAACTATCGACAGCTGCGTTTAAGTGAAATACGACGGCTTGTTGCGTAATGCCCATCCGTTCGCCCGCCTCGGCTTGCGTTAGTTCGCCGAAGTAAACGAGCTCGATCGCCTGGCGCTGGCGGTCCGTTAAATTCGCTAATTCGAGCGCCTTGTGAATATCGATAAGAATCGTAGCCGCGTCGTAATCTCCGCATCGCTTACGGCTGATGAACTTCTGATAATCGGCGAGTAATAGCTTAACGCCTTCTGCGTTATCGAGCGCATAGGCTGAGTCGAATTCTCGTTCCTTTCGGTGTAGATCGACTTTTACTGAACCCATTCGTAATTCCTCCTGTCTGCAATTTAGTAATCGCGCTATCTATCGAAATAATTGCGAACGATTTCGTCCTGCCAATCGAAATCAAATGAGCTCACCATACGTCCATTCCATTCGATCTCATCACCGGCGCCTAACGTTAACTCGTTCCATCGGTAAGGGCCGTCTGAGAACGTTCTTTCCGCATCCCTCAGTCCGTCACATTGACCGTTACCGTGTGAGAAGAAAAACGCTTCAGTTCCCTTGTCGATTCCGTGCCAGCTCGGTAAATGCGGGTATAGATTTTCGCGCATAAGGTTATCGTCAGTGAAATCGTCAACAAGTTCGTCAAGTTGCGTTAGACCCTCACCCGACGCATCTGTTGACTTTCCTTTCGCATCCCATCCAATATCTATTACTTGCGCAAAATAAGCAGGCGGCTGACCTTCGAGAAATTTTGCGTTATATTCCGATATGTCGGTGTCACCGCCTCTTCTGAAATTTGAGCGCCATTTCGTAGTTGCCGGCGGTATTAACTCCGTTCTAGGTGGTGCTTTACGCAGTATTAATATCTGCGTAGGAATCGTAGTACCTACGTGTTGGAACGTTTCTCCCGGAAGTAAAATAGTCGCGACCTGCCAGCACGTTTCGTGCATGAGCTTTCGAAGTTTGGTCGCATAATTTCCGTAGGATAATCCCAATGGAAGTACAAACGCAATATAACCGCCGGGCTTAACCGTTTTGATAGCGAGTTCGATAAAAGCAACCTCCGACTTGCCTCCGTATTCTCCCTTCTTTTTAGTAATTGACCGCCACTCCTCGCCTTCTTGCGGCTCGAACTTAACGTTTACTCCATATGGCGGGTTGCCGATTACCAGATCGTAATAATCTCGGCGACCATGTACTAGCGCATTCCCTTCGATAATCTCAGCGTCTGGATATAACAGCGTTGTTACTTTCGCGCTTGTACTATCGAGTTCTAACGCTGTGATGTCGGCGGCCTTCGGTGCATGTTCGAGAAATACACCGGCACCAACGGAAGGTTCCAGAACCTTCGGAGTCTCAGGCAGCCGTGGCTTTAACACATCCCATACGAACTTTGCAATGTGAGTAGGCGTGAAAAAGGCTCCACCGCTAAAGGCATTCGGTAGTAACCCGCCTGCCGACGTATAATTTTGCCGTAAGAATTCGATATCTTCTTCGGTTATTTGGTCGCGATCCTTCGCGATGATTTCCATCGACTTAACGTTTCCTTCCCAGCGTTTACGATCGGCTTTTCCTATAACAATCGCCCCCTTATCGTTTGACTTTCGCCCTGAAAGCGAATATAATTTCCGTATAATGTATAACCGAGGTGGTTTCCGTGGCAATTAATTGGATATCAGCGCAGAATAACGACGCATATATAACGCTTGATTCGCAGAGAAGAATTTACATATCGTCTGGCGCTCGTAATATTATCGGGCTTCCTAACAAAGCACCGTTTTATTTAACGCTTGGATACGACGAGGAATCACGCCGGCTTGTTTGCGCAAAGCCCGAGAACGTAAAAGCTGACGTCGCACCGTTCAAATTCGATAAGCGTTCGTATAATAAGGCCGCCAGCAAAGTTCTACAAACCGCAGGATTCCGCGAAGAAGACTTACCGTTGCGCTTCTACATGGTCGGCGAAGGTGAAGCCGCAAAACAGGCGTACGTGGCGTATCCTGAAGGCGTTTATGCTTTCGAGTTAAGTCGTATCTGATCCGCAAGCGCCCGTCCGATATACCACGCAACGCGCGAAGCAATTCCGTTCCCAACGATCCGATATTGCGCCGTTAAGGAAATATCGTCTGGCAGGACGTAAGTGTCTGGCGCAGATTGGATTCGGAGACATTCCCGGACGGTGAAACGTCGGATTAGTCCGTCTATATTTGTTATTTCATTCGGTTTCTTCGCTGCATATGAAGCCAATACTGTCCTTGCTACGGTAGAACCATCATTAATCGGCATTTTTCCAAAATTCGTCTTAGATTTGCCGTCAATCACGTTCTGGACGTATTTAGGAAGTCTATCTTCTGGTGTATGGTTTGGACAAGGCTCCGGCAAATCCCCGATCACATCCCGTAACACCTGCGTTTGATAATCGCCTTCTAACGGCTTCGGAAACTCGAATGTGAAACCGAGGTCATTCCGCACACCAACTATAAACACTCGCTCACGCTTCTGCGCTACACCGTAATCCCATGCGTTTATTACTTGCCAGCTAATCTCGTAACCTATTTCGTTAAATTTCTCGATAAGCGCATCGAATGTAGGACGATGGCGCTTCGTTATCAACCCTTTTACGTTTTCAAATACGAAGGCTTTCGGCTGCTTGTGTTTAATAATTTCGAGGTAACGCCATACTAATTTACCACGTTCACCGTCAGCGCCGGCGCCTTTGCCTGCAACCGAGAAGTCCTGACACGGAGGACCACCGAATATAACGTCTGTGTTCGGCAGGTCATCGATATCAATTTCGTTAATGTCCGCCTGTTCTACGTAATCACCGAAGTTGTGGCGGTAGGCTTTGACGGCATTCTTATCGAAGTCCAACGCCTTCACGATATGGTAGCCGGCCGCTTTGAATCCGATTGCGCCAAGTCCTCCTCCGCAGAATAGTTCGAGTACCGTCAGTCCATTTGCCGGCAGTTGCGGCGTTAAGTTAAAGTCGCCCATATATTCGCTCCTTTCGATTGATTCATTCGGATGTAAGTGGCATGTAGCTTTCGCCATTACCGACGCCGTGATCGTCAAAGCCGGCTCATCCCAAGACATTTTACGAAGATATGTCGTTTGACCACCTCCGCTATAAAACGCCCCTCTCATAAACGCCTTCTGTTCTTCTTCCGGAAGATCGCGCCAGTTACCACCATCCGGAATCTTGTGCGCATAGGGTTTCTCATCATTTCGTAACCCGTATCCGTAATGATTCGGTATATTCATCAAATCAACACCTCCGCCATCAACGCGTCCAGTTTCGCGTATAATTCATCGATCGTACCATCGTTTGTAATTTCGTAATCAACTTCGAAATCCAGCAACGCAAGCTCGGTCGGATGCTTCAACGCCGCCAAGTCGAAGTCATCACCGGCTTTTCTCGCGCGTTCAATCCGTATGTCTTCCGGTGCCGTGATGCGTATTAACTTAAACCCTTCGGAGCGCAGACGGTTGTATTCGTTTAGCTGCCGGCAGTCCTCGACCAGTACGCGGTTCTTTAGCATTGGCGCTAGGCCGCCACCGCAGTCGCAAGTATGACGCGCCAAGTAAGCGTCCACCTTCGTCATAGTTGCGTTAACCCAGACGTCCTCGCCGAAAGCTTCTCGCGCCCACTGACCGAACTTTTGATAATACGCGCGTGGCTTCGGCTTTTCGGGTACGGTAGGGAATGCGCGATGGAAGGCGGCTTTGAGTTCGTCGCCGAATGCGAACGGATGGAAATCGTAGTGGAGCGATAAGTAACCGGCGGCTTCCGACTTGCCAGCGCGTAATGGCGCGGTTAGGGCGAGTTTCATGGGCGCATCAACAACCTTTCGATAATTGCCGCCAATTCATCCGCGGTAAATAACTTTTCGCCTTTAACTCCGGTCACACTTTCCTTTAACCGCGCCAATTCCTCGCCGAGCGTCAGGTTGTCTTTGTGTAGCGTGTCGATTTCGTTTTCGAGGCGTTCAACTGTGCGCTTCAATTTCGCAACTTCTTGCGCTACGTTGCCGATAGCGAAAACCGCATCGACTGGCTGCGGTTCGTCGGCTTCGGTGGATTCGATCGGGACGAGTACGCGATAATCTTCTTCAGTTCCGTCTAAGTACGTCTCACCATTTTCCCCCTCGACTAAATAAACGGAACCATCGACATAGTCGCTATCCACCTCTTTAACTGTATCGACATGCCCAACCGCATAATCATAACTAGCTGTTACGATAACCATATCGCCTTTCCGCGCATTGTCATTATCCATTTCGTAGCGCTGACCGCCAATGCGAACGATGTCGGTCGGTTCGAGTACGTGGTATTCGCGATCATATAAGGCGACCAATTGCCCATTTGCGAGTATAGATTCCGCATAATAACCGAGTCTTGAGTCGTCTTTTACGAATCGACTGACAAACGCCATATCACCGTTTCTATATTCGGATTGACAGTCAGCCTTAACAATAATTATTCTTTCGCCAACCTCCGCCTTCCGATCGACCTCTACGTATTCGCGCTTGATGCCGCCAAGTGTTTCGTCAGCCAGCACGTGGATTTTTTCGTTAGTTTCCGCCATTTATTCCGCCTCCCGTTAATTTATTACGCGAACCTGAACCGACTGCCGCCCGAACTGAACCGCGTCGGCTTCGTCCGCAACTAATACGTCAATCTTGGCGCCTTTAATGTAGCCGCCCGTATCCTGCGCCATGGCTTCAAACGTCGTGCCGTCCGCCTGTTTTATTTCAACCGTCGAACCCAACGCAATCACAGACGGATCGACCGCTATAATACGCTTGCCGGCGTGGTAGATCGTTCCGGTTACGTCTAGGCCGGTCGCTGTTACGCCGCTACAACCTTCGGGGCAATCCGCCGTATAAGCCGAAGCCTCGAACGTTTGCCATGCGTTTGGCGTTTCGTTAACACTTTCGTTATTCACCTTCGGTTTTGAGCGCTCCTTCGGCTTCGCATTGACCTCCGCCTTCAACGTCGCAACTTCGTCCTCAAGCGCCTTTATGCGTGCGTCCGCCTTCTGCAGCGCCGCCTCTTCTTCGGTAATGCGCGGCGGGTCTGGCGGCGGTGGCTCGGGCGGCTTGGCGGTCGGGTTCGTAAGTAATTGCGTTGACATCGCTAGATTCGTTAGTATACCGATGCTTACACCTCCTCGAAAAACTGGTCCGTCCACGGCTCCACGTCGACCACTTCGCGTCTTAGCGTTTCGGCCAGTTCGGTAATTTCCGCCTGTGCGCCGCGCCCTTTTTTGCGTTTAGAATAAAACGAAAGCAACGCGGTCAGATTCGCAGTCATTACGAGATTCGTTGCGGCGGCGTTCGGTAGGACAGCGCGGGCATCTTCGGCGGGCACTCCGGCCTCTCGCAATTTATCGTAGGCTTGCTGCGCTATTTCCATAGCCTCCGCGAATATATCCGTAGCTGGACGATCAGTAATTGGCGCTCCGTATACAAAGTCGTACATGTTCGCTGTTTTATCACTCGTAACTTTATCCGGAACCACATAATCAAACCCGCCGATCTTATCATCGCTTCCCATCCGTACATACCGCTGTGACTGGACGCTGAAGCTGAAACCGACTCTGTGGCGTGTAAGCTGCGCCAATAACGCTCGGCTGACGCCCTCAATCGCAAAGGTGAACGTTAGATGTTCGAGGGTCGACGTATGTTTGGATGCGAAGATATGTCGGAATAACCGGTCTGCGTCGGTGCCTGCGCCGCCATCTGACGCTTTGGAGCTGAAATACTTGGCGCCTTCCTTTGCGACGATTTCGGTCGGTTTGTTTGCGCTATAGCACGATCTGATTGCGGTCAGGGCGACGAGCTTTCCGTCCGTCGTGTCGAGTTTACTGAGATAATTAAAATCGTAGTTACCTACGCTATCTAATTCGTCAAAGCTATCGTAAAATTTATCGCTTAATTGCGTATGTGCGATTAGCTGTACGTTCATTTCGGTTTCCGCCATTTATTCTCCTCCTTATTAACAACTCTTATGAACCTTCCAGTCTCGCTATCTCTTGGTATAGTTTTATTCCTATTGTGCAACGAAGAGTGTTCTGACCTAGTGACTAACTCAAGATTACTAACGTCGTTGTTAAGTTTATTTTCGTCTTTGTGATGAACATGCTCACCCTCTTTCAAAGGTCTTTTTAAGTACTCGGACATTACATACCTGTGCTCAAGAATATATCCATCCTTCTGGGAATTTGGATGATGAGGTTTGTAGATTAGTTTGTACCCATAACGAGAAATCCTCACCCCCGACTTAAATAGAGGATTTTTAGGTCCCCTATTTCCATAGTTAGGATTACTTGCCCCTCTTTGTGTAAGGCTCTTCCTCTTCGCAGCGCACTCTCGGCTACAGGTTTTTCTTCTCGAATAATGACTAGCCTTCACATACATCTCAGACCTACATATTTCACATATTTTTACGCGCTTATTGCTTAGAGGCATTGTAACCTTCCTTGCCAGTCTTTCCTTCTTGTCTATCGTGATTCTCTGCATTTTTCTTCTTGTATATTTCATGAATACTCTCAGGAGTTAATCCAACCACCCGTGACAACGACAGCAAGAAATGCCACATATCAATGACCTCATATTGCAACGCTTCTTTGTTTACTTCTTTCGGGTTCTTCCACCACTTCCAGTTAATCTCGCGTCTGATTTCATCGATCTCTGATTCCATCGCTAAAGTTATCCCGATTACCCACTCATCGTGGGTTTTATCGACAGACCTCTCCGAAATCACTCGTTCATCTAATGCAGTCTGCATGGTAAACATCTCATTTAATCTATCGTTCATTTCGTTTCCTCCTTCGTAACGTCCTCATATATAACTGCGTATCAACTTTCCGTATGGCACAACGCCTTCATAAATAGATGCGTATAAAGTTCGGAGTCCGGACGCTTATTCCCCGAAATAAAAGTCCGAATCTTTAAGCGCCTCGACCGTCGCCTTCTTATAGCCGTTACCCTTCTGCGAAAAGAAGTCGTGCGATTTGGTTTTCGTACTAAGTCCGTTCATCACGATCGGATTCGGCGTTTCGTCTTCATAGTACGGATCGAACGCGAGGTTTTGCAACGCTTTATTCGCGTTATAGCGCATGAATCGTTTAACGTCGTGTGTCAGACCGACCGCATCGTAAAGATCCTCGGCATATGCGACCTCGTTATCGTATAGCTCCGTTAGTAAATCAACCGCAAAATCGCGTAATTCTAACTGAACGCGATGAGCTTGGCGGTTATAAATTTCCTGCGCGAGCAAGCCGGTATAAACGCCGTGGATCGCTTCGTCGCGAATAATAAGCGATATGATTTCGCCGGAGTTCGTTAGCTTGCCTTGGCCCGCGAAATATAACGGATAGTAAAATCCGCTGTAGAACAAGAAGCTTTCGAGATATACCGAAGCGACCAGCGCCTTATACAGCGAAATATCATCGCCCGGCTCAATCGCGTTATACAGGTCGACGATACGCGCCGCTTTCCGCTGCAAGTACGGATTGGTCTTAACCCATTCGAAAACTTCGTTAATTGTTTCGGTAGGTGCAAGCGTCATAAAGATATTCGAATAGGATTTCGCATGGACGGCGTTCTCCATCATCGCCATGAAATTAAGTACGGCTTTGCGTTGGTGGCCGGTGATGTGTTGCGCGATGATAGGCATACCGGTGTTTCCCTGTTCCGTATCCAGAAGCGTTAGGCCCGCAAGATCGCGCATGTATACGAGCTGCTCGGTCGGGCTTAGTGCCTTCCACGTTAGGAGATCGCCATTTAGCGAAATCTCTTCCGGAAGCCAGAATTGCTTAACGTTCTGCGCGTAGAACATTTGCGTAAAGTCGTCTTCATGGCGTGACCAATCGGCCGCCGTATGGATTGCGTTTGCGTTCGTCAATTATTCGTCCTCCTTTTAGCGTGTCTGCTTTTACGTTTAACTACCGCCAGCACTTCCGACGTTTTAATAACGTCTCTGTAACCTAGTAGGCGATTTAGTATCGGGAAGTCTTTGTGGCGTACTTCAATGTACCCGCCTTCATACGTTTGAATAACTACCGCTTTAGGCATAGAATATCCAAAGTGATAAAGAATTACGTCTCCACGTTGGATATTCTTCTGTCGCTCCTCGCTTAAACCACGCATGATAAGCATCCCTCCTGGCCGGTGTCTTTTGTTCGCGCATAATATAACGTCTTAATCCCTTTGTGGTGCGCGTATAAATCAATCCGGTTTAGATCGCGCGTCGTCATCGTATCTTTCAAGAACAGCGTAAACGAAATACCTTGGTCGACGTGCTGCTGAATCGTTGCGATCATATCGACGACCTTAAACATATCCATGTCGTACGCTTCCTTGTAGAAGAACCAATTCTGCGGCGATAACCCCGGCATAGGATAATACGTCTTCGAATTGCCATACGTACGCTCCTCAATGCGCTCCATAATCGGCATGACCGACGCTGTAGCCGACTGCACATACGAAATTGATCCCGTCGGCGCAATCGCAAGTCGGTACGAATGATAAAGTCCGTATTTGCGTACGCTGTCTTCCAGCCGAGCCCAATCGATCGGAGCCGGAATCTTCACGCCTTCAAATAGCTGCGCAACCTTTTCCGTTTTAGGTCGGAAATCTCCCGCAACATATTTATCGAAGTAACTACCGTCTGCATACGTCGATCCCTCAAATCCCTCGTACGTGCTGCCGGTTTCTTTCGCTATTTCCATCGAACGTACGAGCGACCAATAATTCACCAGCGCGAAGAATACGTTAGCGAAATCGCGCGCTTCTTCTGATTCATATGCGATGCCATTCTGCGCTAAATAACCGTGCAAGTTCATCGCGCCGAGCCCAATCGAACGCATCTCACGGTTAGCTCTTGCGACGGCCGGCGCGTTCTTGATATTCGAAGTTTCCGAGACTCGCGTTAGAGCATCAACGGATAGCTTGACGATTTTTCCAAAGTCGCCGTTTTTCATTACGTTTGCAACGTTGAGCGATCCGAGGTTGCACGAAATATCGAGGCCGATTTCGTCCGGTTCGCCATAGTCGGTGTATTCGGATACCTGCGACGCTTGAAGCACTTCGCTACAGAGGTTCGAGAACTTAACCTTCGAAATGTGATTGTTCGCGTGAGTCGCGTTAACGTTGCCTTCGAACATGATGTACGGATATCCCGATTCGAAGCGCAACATGGCGATCTTTTCGAGTAATTTCCGCGGGTTGATCTTTTCTTTACGGACCGCCGGATTGTCGACGAGCTTATCGTACATCTCTCCGATATCCATTTCGTCTAAGTGTTGGCCATACGCTTTGTAAACGGTGTGCGGATAGAAAACGTAAGCCGGCCGATCTTCTCTCGCTAGTTCAATGAATTTATCCGGAATGACCACGCCGATTGATAACGTTTTAACGCGTACGTCTTCATCTGCCGAGATTTTCTTCGTATCCAAGAAATCGTTAATGTCCGCATGGAATACGTTAAGGTACGCCGCGCCGGAACCTTGTCTTTGCAGACCATTCGGACGTGTTCGCTAGGCACGCCCCGCCTTTCGGCTGCTTCGTGTTACCACGAAGATTAGACTATATCTTCGCCCACTTGGGGCGCCTCCCGTTTCGACCGCCAATCGCTTGCGGCCTACGCCTTTCGGCTAGTCGTTGCACGTTCAAGACGTTTGGTCTAGGTGTTTCCACCGCTGCCTACAACAAATTTTATCTACGATAGATTTAGTCGCGTATGAGTGCTTAATTCGCACCTCATTAAGTGAGAGACCACTGTGGTAATCCGAAAGTATTTCTTGCGCTTGTTTCTCCGTAATTTTTGAAGCCCTATGATGTTCGCCCTTCCGCAAAAGACCGGTTCTAGAGGCATGTTGCGCATTTTCTTTCGGGGTTACCCATTCTAGATTTTTAATGTCGGCGTTTGCTTTGTTACCATCAATATGATTAACCATCGGTAAGTTCTTAGGGTTTGGGATGAAATGAAGCGCAACTAATCGATGAACATTTCTTTCGATGCGAACCTTATTACGGAAAAGAACAACTTTTAGATAGCCTGTTCCGTCAATTTTAGGTTTAACTTCAGTCATTGTTCTTAAATTAACAACGCGACTATGATTAGTTATTCCGTATTCTGGTATACCAACTATTGGTCTTAGTTCTTCTCCATCTCGCAGTTCAAATGGTATCTTTGTTTTTCTAAGACCCATACGTATAACTCGATGATTAATCGCTTCCCTAGACACTCCTAATATCTCACCGATCTCTCTAGCACTCATCTTGTGGTAATTTTCGCGAATAAAATCTTCGTCTATCTCTAATTTGTTGTGAGGTGTCCGCCTTGCTTCGCTCATGATTGTCCTCCTTTAGTAGTTTGTGGCCCTACCGCTTCGAGGAGTTCCCATGAATTAAAGAGGTTTTCGATCGCCATTGCTGACGAAAGGGGCCAATTTAACCCATCTGATCCGCATAACGGAACGCATTATCGAGCAGCTTCATAACGCCAACAACGCCCTTCGTCGCGTTCTCTACGTCTTTGATCGCCTCGCCTTTCGCTCTGAGCTTCGATAAATTAAGCGACACGCCGCCGCCAAGCTTCGAGAGCTGCATCGAAACATCAATTGCGCGACTAATATCGTTAAGCGAATCGCCCACTTCGAGCAAGAAACACGAAACTAATTCGCCGCGTCGTTTACGGCCCGCATTCAAGAACGTCGGCGTTGACGGCTGATATTCCTGGCGCATCATTAGATCGACGTACTCGAGCGCCTTGGCCACGTCTCCTTCCGCGAAGAACAACGCACAACAAGCGACCCGATCTTCGTAGCGTTCGAGAATCTTCTTCCCGTCGTTCGTCTTCAGCGCATAGTCGTTATAGAATTTGAACGCGCTCATGAACGAAGGGAATCGGAACTTGTGCGCATAAGCCGCTTTATAGACCGCCTTTATTTCCTCGAAAGTATAGGCGTCCAGGAATTCGGTTTCGTAGTAATCGTTATCGCGTAGGTAGTCGAGCTTTTCGCGAAGGTCGTGGAAAAATACGGTGTTTTGATTTACGTAGTCAATAAAATAAGCGCGGACGGCTTCGAGATCCTTTTCGAATTGGAACCGGCCGTCCTTCTGTAGCATAATTTCGTTATTAAGTTCGATATAATTCGTCAAGCGCATTCACCCTTTCGATAAATTGTCGTACATCTGCGTCCGTTCCCGCTAATTCAAAGCGCCAGATCACCGGCACGCCGTATTGCGCCGCTATCAAATCCGCCGCCTTTGCGTAATTACCGCCCCAGTTGCGATTGCCCGATGCAGCCACGCCCGCCAGATACGCGCCATTAGCCGCAAGGAAATCCGCAACCGGCCGCGCCACCTGACCGAAGCCGTACGTCCCAGTCACGCAAACGAACGGTTCGGATAGCGTTATGTCAGGCGTGATCCCAACGGCGGGCAAGCCGGTCTTTGCGATGAATCGGCGTACGTTGCCGGTCCGCGAATAATAGGCGATTAGCATACGGCGTCCGCCACCAAGACCGCGAGAGGAATCGCGACCAATAGAACGAATACGATCTTTGCCACCTTCGCGCTAACGCTCCCTCCGTTTTTACCTGATACGTCCGCACTTACTGCAAGCAAAAATAACGCGACCAAACATCCGATTGCTAAGTACGTCATCTAACCGACCCCTTCCGTCTCTCGATTTCTTCTTCCAGTGCCGCTATATTCGCAAGCCGCCGATCCCTTTCGATCCGCAACTCCATTAACTGCCGTTCATGCCGACTGATTTCGTAATCATCTTCGGCAAGTCCTTCGCGATGAATCCGTAACATCTGCTGTAGCTGTGCGTCCGTCGCTGATCCCATCATTCGACCGGTCCCTCCGTTTCGCGCTTGGCGTCCGCCTGAATCCGCTTGTGATTGCGATAAGGTTCAACGATCAGCCAGTTGATGAATTCGATGATTAACGATACTGCGAGAAGAAGTACGCCCAGTACGAAGATCACCCCAAACGTCGCGTTAGCAATCGGAAAAGTCGATAGCCAATTGACGAATGAGAAAAACCCTACGAAAATACCAATCAATATCGATAACGCAATTAAGCCAGATATGGACGCAATTAGCCTTTCTTTAAACATTCTCATCATTCCGCCTCCTCGATAGCCACGTTATCATCGATTCGGTCGACGGTTTTGGTGACATAAAAGATCGAATAGCCCTCGTGTCTAAGTGAGTTAACAAGGCTCTCTGCATCGATTTCGGAGCCGCAACGAAGAATTTTAGCATCCTCGTAACTAAACCCCTCCGTTTTACCGGCGATTAAAAAATATCCTTGATCCATCTATTCGTCCTCCTTCGGTTTATCTATTACGCCTTCACGAATCAGATACGAAAGCCCAATCGCCGCCGCGTCCGATTCATCATCCGTACGAAACATAAAGTCATCTGATAGCGCAAGCATACGCCGCACGCCTGCCTCTACTTCGTCCTTTGATGCGCTGCCTTTTCCGGTCACATCCCGCTTAACTGCGGTCGGCTGTATCTCAACGTCCGCCTTGTATCCGTATTTACCAAGCGCCATATCAATGACCGCCCATGCTCCGAACACTGTTTGCGTCGCCCTCTTATTTCGCCCGCCCGTGAAATGTTCGCGGACAACCACGTCAAACGGTCCATATTCGTGTAGAACCATCGTCGTTGCGGCTTCGATGTAAGAGTACCGATGGCTGTCCGGCGATTGGCTTGTCGTGCTGACAGACGTTACGTGAACGAGGTTGATACGCGGTCCAGACTTTAGGCGCTTAACTTCGAAGACTGCGAAGCCTGGATTCGTTGATATGTCTAACGCAAGGATGCGGATGGGCTTGACGCTACTCATCGGAGCTCCTTATAAGCAACTACTAACACTCTCTCGCGAATTCCACCGTAGCCACCTGAGCCTTCAAACTCTCCATAAACTACACTTTTGTGATCCCGCACTGTAACAATCAATCCTTCAGCTGTACATTCGTCAATAAACTTTTGTAAGTTTTTATTGAAATTTTCAAAACAGCCCCCTATAACTTTCGCTTTAGCAACTGTCCTCATCAAACCGCCTCCCCTTTGCGTACTTTTTCGATAAACTCTAACGCCCCGGCGTACTGTTGCTTAGTAGACGGGTACACATTCGATCGCATGACCCGTGAAACTTTATCGCGTACGTCCTCCAGTTCTGCGTCCGTAAGCGATTTCGCACATTCCGTTTTATATCCGTTAAATGTCCATCCGTTAAGGTCGAGCTCCGGCGGCTTTCCTGCGTTGATAGATGCTTGGATATCTGCGAATCTATCAAGAACGGAATTAATCTCGGACTCTCCGATCTCTAATCCGAAAGCGCGAATATCCGGTGACTTTTCGAACTCACCTTCGTCATATTCCCACGCTTTCTTCGAACCATTAACGTAAAGGATTACGTAAAGATCAACGTCATACATAACCGCGTATGAGTAGCATTGTTTTACGTGCTTTTCGTCCGGCTTTTTCAGCGAGTAATAAGACGTCCGCGCCGCGCTGGTTTGCTTCGACTTGATTTCGAGGCCGACTCGTAAGACCTCTCCGTCCTCCGTTACATAGCGCATGATCCCGTCACATGTTCCGAAAAGGTGAAACGACTGTCCATTATGCGTTACTAAGTGATTCTTTTTCGCGAAGTCCTCAAACATCGGCGTGCCGTCCTTGTTACGCTCAAAACTAAACGGACACGGTCGTCCGACTAACTTTTCGAAATGTTTTTCCATGAATAAAATATCGCGTTGAATAACGTCCCCAATTGCGGTACCGATTCGTTGCCAGCGTCCTTGATATGGCGGTATCTTGAATTTATCTTTCTTTCCGTACTTTGCTTTATGGTATAATTCGCGAGCACATGCGTTAGCAGACGAAGGTGAGAAATACGGAAACTTCGGTTTGATATTCGGAGCGTCTGCGTACCATCGGTGTATCTGCGCATCCAAGGCGTTATCCCACGTTTCCGGAAGCGAGTGCCATTCGTTTAAATATTCGATGAGTTCATCCGCAATCTGCTGCGCGTATGTGGTCGGCTCGGGCGCCGGCGCTAATTGGGCGCGCAGTGAATTTGCGGCTGATCGTGCGTTTGCGTTCGTCAATTAATCGTCCCCTTTCGTTTTAAACCATTCTTCTAAGGGCACACCTTCGCCCCATTTGCGCATGACTTCGATATCCGTTCCGTTCGGCACAACGTCACCCCATCGGTAAGAATTAAGCATGATATCGCGAATTTCTTGCGCTTCTTCCCACGTAAAATCTTCCGGAACTTCGAAAATTAGTTCGTCATGCACCGTTGACCACAGCGCCCATCCCGGTTTGTTAGCGCAATACTCGTGCGCTTTAATCATCGTGACTTTCGTTTGAATAGACGACGATCCCTGCACGCGGGCATTTGTCGCTTGGCGTAAAGCGCGATTAATTCGAGAGTTGTGTTTCCTTGCGGCATCGTATTTCGGATCATTCCATTTTCCATACGGAATGTTTTTGCGTGGTAGTTTAGCGTCGGGAAGCCGACGTTTTCGCGCTTTTAGATCTGCCCAAACATATCCGTTCTTTTTCACAAATTCTTCGTTTTCTTTCAGCCACGCAGATAACTTCGGCATACTTCCGAATAGCTCTTCTTTGAACTCGGTCGCCTCTTTTTTATTAACGCCTAGCATATCCGCGAGAGAATAATCACTCATACCGTACAGCGTCGCTAACCATACGACTTTCATCTGCTTACGCTCTTTCGTGTCAGATCCGTCAGGTTTTTTATAGACTTCCTCATACGGCCGCTTATAGAAGTTGGATGCCATCATTGCGTATGGATCGCGTTCTTCTAAAAACGCGTTTATTAGTACTGGCTCGCCTGATAAGTACGCCACGCATCGTATTTCCTGCGCTTTAAAGTCGGCGCCCATTAGCACCTTTCCGGGAGGAGGACGGAACATTGGACGTGCTTCTTGTGGCTGGTTCTGTACGTTAAAACCTTGTTCCGTCTTGTCTTCTTCGTCTTTACCGGAACTGAATCGACCCGTCACAGTTCCCATAGGATTGAAACGGGAATGCCAACGCTCAGTTGTCGGATTCTGCTTCGTCGGCAGCGTATCGATATACGTTCCGCTCAGTTTAACGATATTCTTATACTCTAGGAGTTTCGCAATGACATTGTAGTCGTCTTTCAGCGGCTTGAGTGTTTTCTTCGCGTCCATATTCGGTAGCTCCTTGCCGATTGCCTTAGAAAGTGCGGGGCGCATCTGCTGTGTCGAGTTTAGATTTATCGGTTCGTCTCCTTCATGAAACGGCGCCAACTCTGCGACCAATTCCCGGCGCAACTCTTCTGCGCGCCTATGCAACTTTTCCCCGTATTCTTTCGCGAAATCCAAGTCGAGGATATAGCCGTTAGCTTCTAAGTCCACGATTACGTACAGCATCGGAACTTCAACGGTTTGGTAATATTCTAGAATCGTAGGCATTTTCGCCATGTGGTGACGTTGAAATTCGTATAGCTTCCACGTTAATTCGGTATCCTTCGCAGCGTAAACTAGCGCTATATCTAAAGGGACTTCTTTAAATTGCGCATTCCTGCCGAACAAAGCATCGAAAGTATCTGCCGGTGTTTTTAAATATTTAGGCGCCAGGTCTTTCAATTTAAACGAGCCTGCTCCGCCTAAAGAACGGTCACGCTCGTTTTCGTTCAGCAAATGCATCGCTATCTGCGTATCCCAAACGACGCCTTTAAGATCGAATCCATGCCGCCGAAGCATCGCAATATCGAATATCGCGTTGTGTAGTACCTTTCCGATTGATTCGTCGTTAAATACAGGCGCCAGACCTTCGAGTACGTATTCGCGACTTAGCTGCTCGCAGTCAACGTGATCCACCGGTATATAAACGTGCCAGTCAGCGTTTGGTAACGTCAGCGAAAGCCCGACGATTACGTCCGTATAAACATCTACGCCAGTTGTCTCGGTATCAACTGCGATTATTGTTTCGTTACCCAACGCATCGATCAGCGCCTGAAATCGTTCCTCAGTCGTAATTAATGCGTAATTATCCGGCGTATTCTCGACCATCTGCCGCAAGGTTTCTTCGCGCTGGGCTTCCTGTAGCGTCTTCCAAAGCCGGAGCGCCTCCGCCTTGCTGAACGCTTTAGGGTTGCCGGCCTTATTAACGCAGTCAGCCGGATCGCGCGCTAGTTTGCCCGCATCCATAGCCGCCTTGACTTCGGTTAGCCGTTTGCGGTCAGCATCCGATAGCTTCATCGCGAATATCTTGCGCCAGCTTTCCTCGATCGGCTCGGCGGTTTTGGCTTTCGCCTTCCGCTTGGCCGTCGCCTGGACGGCGTCCGTTTTCGGTGCCGCCGACTTAAGCGCGTTCAAGTTTAACCGTAAGCCTTCCATCCGTCGTCCTCCTTCCTCGCGAAGTAATTGCGGGTTACTTTTCGTTATTGCCTTCGTAAATTAAGTAAAATCCGTTCAATAGAAGAAGCATCACGTTCGTCGCAACTAACGGCCAATTTCCGTCGATTATCCAAAAGACGAGACATATCGTGAATATCACATTCGTCGCGTAGCACAGCGTCCTCATAAATCGACCGCCTCCGCCCATCTTCGTTTATACTCCGGTTCGTTTGCCGCATACCACTCCGACCAACACGTCGCATCGCACGCATATACCTCGAAGAGCGAATCGTAAATGGCGGATCGCCCTTCGTAGAGGTTAGCGTTGCAATTGGCGCAGACGGCGGCCGGCTTAGAGGTCAAAGCGCGCCTCGACTGGCGTAATGAGCGTTAAATCGCGACTATACTCGGACGTAGTTCCGTATTCAGCGTGCAAATGCTTGAATCCGTAAGTGTTGCCGACTATATGTTCGGTAATCTCACCGAAGAAAATACCGCCACTTCTGAGTGTTAGTTTTACGAAATCGCCTTTCTTATACTCGCCAACCTCGCGTCCGATTTCCGCCCATTTCTTAAGTTCGGCGGCTTCCTCTTCGGATAAAATTTCGAGTTGATCCGGCGTTGCAAATCCATATACTTCGCGTGAATCGCCACCTTCGATCGCAATACGTCTTCCCAACCGATGGTTGAAGTTGATATTGGCAACCTCGTAAATCTTACCGTTCTCGAAACCGTTAAGAGGGTATTTTTCGCCGCCCGATTTCAGTCGAACCTTTGCGCCTTCTTTAAATTTCGCTAATTCTGCCGCGCGTTTAGCTTCGGTAACTTCTTCGTCAGTAGCGCGGACGAGTTCGTATTCGTGAAACCATCCTGCACTATTTCCGTTTAAGTGTTCGGATAAGAACGGGGCTGCCGATTTATCATCCTCGATGATTCTTACGATATCACCGCGTTTAGATACACCATTGCTAACGTCGACCACCTTCGCATAATCACCGACCTTCAGACGCTCAGGCTTCGGCTCGGCCTCTACGCTTGAGGCGCTGACTTTGCGGTAGACTTCGTACGTGTCATCCGATTGAGCATAATTCTCTTGGTCAATATCGTCAGTGAACACCGGATCGCCATCGCAATCAATCGCTTCAATTTCGTACAGCTTTCCAATTGTTATATCCTCGTCGTCAGTCTCGATAAACTTTACGTAATCGCCCACCTGCGCTTCGCTTTTGGCGATACGCTCATATTCCGCTTCACCCTTCAACGCAGCCACGTCGGTTTTTAACGATTCGATTTCGCCCTCCGCCTTTGCTACGCGTTCTTCTACGGTCGGATTGGTGCTGGCGGCGACTTTGCGGAATATTTTAAGACAATGCTTATATGACGATGCTTCGCAAGTGTTTCCGTCCATACCGACAATTTGATCGAAAGTGCCGGATCTCGTGTAAGTCACAACGAAAAACTCTCCGACATTTTGGGCGCCCCACGCTTCCTTAACGAGTACAATATCGCCCTTCTGCGCCTCGCCTTCCACGCGTTCGTATTCCGTACCACAATACGCAACCTTCGTAATTTCACCGTTCACCATATCGAGAGTCTTAACGCCTTCTAATTTCGCCATCCGTTCGTCCTCCTTATTCGAACCAGCAAACAATGGCCGGCTCTTCATATTTAAAATCCGCAAGGAATTCCGCGTATGTCATGTATTCAAATCCACCCGTTTCCGTCTCGAATTTCTCGACGGTGTCCGTATCAATCTCGGAAACTTCCGGCACTTCATCCACCGAATAGTGATTCGGCTCGACTAAGCTTAGCTGATGCGCCAGTGCTTGCTCCTCTGTTTCAGCGGCAATAATGTCGTAATCACCGTTTAAGCCGACTTTGAACAGTTTATATTCCGCCATCATACCGCCTCCGCTTCCGTTTTTTCTTCGTACATATTTCGGTTGAGTGACAACGGCAGTTCAACCCACCGTTTGCTCGCCTGTATCGTAGATTTCGCCCAATATTCGCGCTGATTCGGTTCGTTCTCAAACATCCAGACGCGAGGGGGTTCGCCAGGATCGCCCAATACGCCAACAAAATAATCAACGTCGGACCGATCGTAGCACTGCCCCCTTCCGTTAGTCGTATAGAGAACGAGCTCGTTATTGCGATCGTGTCTGCGCCGGAACGTTTTCACCTGAACTTTATACTCTTTGCCGGTAATAGGATCTTCCGCCTTAAAGTCGTATGGCTGAGCAAGTTGCGGACGGGAAACCGCAAAACCGTTCGCAAGCAGTGCCAGTTCTGCGACAACCTCCGAATACTTGCCGACAACTTCGGTTAAATGCGCCATCTAAGCGCCTCCTTTTCGTTTGGTTGATACGTGATTAGAACGGTAATTCTTCGGAAGCAGGTTCGTTAGATTCGGCAGCCGATTCTTTATCTGCTGGAACTGGAGGTAACTTAGCGCGATCAATCTTCGCATCCTCATCAGCCTCGTGTAATAGACCGATAATATCCGCTTCTTCTCGGAAGTTGGCGAGTTCTTCGTACCCGTAATCAATTCCGATAAACTTCTTCGCTTCAGCCAACTGTTCCTCCGTCGCGTCTCCCGATTCGATAGAGAACGTTTTATCTACCTGCTTGATATGGATCGCCTCTCCTACGAGTGAATAATCCGGATTAAACTTGCGGCCCATCTTTTCGGCTTTGTCATAGTCGGCTACAAGGTTGTTGATGTGGAAATCCTTCGTATCAATTACGCGATATGTTTTATATTCGAGATCATAAACCGGAATCATTGCGTAAAGCTTACGTGGTGCTCCGACTAAGCAAGACGGGCAAACTTCCGGATTTGGTTTTTTAAATGCGCCGTGATCTGGACGGATTGCTTTCGGCGAGTGCAGACAAGTATGCTTACGGAAGTGATAAATATTTCTCTGACCGTTGTAAGTGCTGTGTTCGTGGACGTAATACGCGAACCAATCGTCTGGATCTGCGAGAATAACGAATGTACGACCTTCCGCGTTCACTTCTCCGTGCTTACCCATACGAACATATCGAGTTACACCTTCCGGAAATTCACCACCTGATTGCGCCGCTTCACGTTGTGCCTCACGTTGTTTCAAAGTATCTCTTAAGCTCATTCGTTTTCCCCCTACGATTTAATATTGAGTGTTAAGCCCTCGCAAAATGCCGGTATCTGCGCCCGAAACGCCGCCAGCGCTTGGCAGTAGCGACGCGACCCGAATTACTTAACGGCCACCCCGACATTCTCCGAGGGCCTGGCGCCCTTACTGCGTTTTCTTTTCGTCTTCGTCTATTTGCGTCCACATACCGCCGATAATGACCACGCTGATAATCACGACAATAGGAACGATCCATACTGCGTCAGACATATGCCGCCACTCCTTTCGCAGCTTTCGTAAGCTTGCGTTTCAATTCGAAGGACTCGGCGGGTAATTCATCTATCCGCATCTGAACCGCATTGATTCTCGCTTGGTACGCCATCTTCTTCGCTTTTGATCGCGTTCGTTTAAGCTCGGTCGTCAGCTGCGCAATTTCTTCGTGAAGTTCTGCGGCATAACTCTCGTTATTCTGAACCGCAGCTTCAACGGTTTTTCTCATTTCGTCAAACGACGCGCGAAGAAATGCTATTGCGGTATGTTTTTCAGGCGGATGAACCGTAACCACATGATCGCTATTTAGATCTAAAAGGATAACCGCACCTCTACCGCCAAACATACGAGCTTCATTGCCTTTAGTGTCTACGGTGATTCCGAGGTATTTAGCGCGCTTTAATTTAGTCGCGATCCATTTCCGTGCTGCATACAAATTCGTTACATTGAAATGCTCTTTAAGACGTTGACGGGCGTGGACTGAAAACGTAACCTGTTCGGCTGTAATCATCCGACGCGCACCGCCTTAATGGTCGGATAATAATCGGCTGGGTCTTCGTCGTGCGGCCATGCGCCTTGATAAATAACTTCGGTAAGTTTGCGCTCATCTAGCGCGATTAGCGTTTGGATTTCGTTAGGATTGGGTAAATTTGAAGTAGTCATAGTACGTTAGCCTCCGTTTAAATTGAGATTATCGTACTAGGTCGCGGGGATGCGTTCGTATATTGTTCGCTTGAATCCGTTGGCAACAGATTGTATTATAGAGGAGTAACGAACGTCCTCGGACCTAGTTACGTATAGCGTGTTATACAGCTAGAAAAGCGTTAAGTTCGCCGTGTTGAGAAGCGTCGTAATTTTTCGCTAAACCTTTGATCACACGTTCTACTTTTTTGTAGTGAACGCCTACCTTACTGCCGATCGAAGCGTATGTAGGTCGCTCACTCGAAAGATGCTCATTAACGATTGCAGTCGTTATGGCATCGGAATTTACTGTTAGGGCCTTGATAAGTTGCAGCTTATCTTGGTCCGTTTTTATTTCTCCATCTAATTGAGAAATCACCTTATCTTCTATATGGACAACAGCGCCAGATTCGAATGTTGCAGCATTCTCTTCTGCGGTTGAATCCATTAATTTATGTCGTTTAACATATGTTCCATTCTTCCCGCGAATAATATCTATAGATGATTTCTTTAGTTCGTAGATTATCGCGTTTTCCGCGTTTTTTATTTTTTTTGTATCGACTGATGAAGACCACTTCCAAAGTTTTTCGTGTAAGGCACTAAGTATGTCTTCGCGAATAACTTGTCTAGTTTTAGAAAAATCAGATAAAACCTTAGAAATTAAGTCTCTTGATTCTTCAAATAGTAGGTTGAAGTCCTCATCCTGCCTAGTTATTTGATAGGCGTTGATTAGCTGTATTAACTTTTCGTGTTTCTTCAACTAAAATCCCTCCTCATTTATTGATGCGTATAAACTTTCCTTTTTGGACACCATTTCATAAAAGAAATAATATTTTCTTTCATGTCCATATATTAGCATGTCTAACATTATAATTATCTAAATAGGAACAATATTTTGATTTAGCAAACTTGTTCAGGTATGTAAACAAAATAAAAAGCCCACCTACCGTGAGATGGGCTTTAAAACTTATCCTCCGATCGCGTTGATTGCTACTTCTTCACCTGGATCTGATACCTGATTACTATACAGCAACCCTAGAGCTAACACACTCACCAATGTTAAAACAACTAATAAAGTCTTCTTCAAAAACAACATCTCCTTTTTTCGATGAGGTTCCCCTCAAGTTTATTGTCAGGTTTTTGATGAAATCAGTACATTCGCCTGCCTCCATCAAATCCCTTACAATTATAGATGCGTAATACAAATTAGAATCGGACACGAAATCGCAAAACTTTTTATAAAGGCTTTTCCGATCTCCTGAAATCGCCTCAAAATATCCGGTAAGGTCAGGGTCGCCCATTTTCCCAACGCAATCTAGTGCATCTTCATAGGAGACTTTTCCTTTTCTAAACCCCTCAACCTTTTTCAAAACATCGGGTGCACTTTCTTCAACTTTCTTTGATAAGAGGATTCTAGCAAAGTTATAATTATAAACCGCATACCCTTCTAATCGCTCGTTTTTTAATTCTTTAGCTACTTCGACACTGTCTTTTAAGTATCTCAAACAAATTGATTCATCTGTTTGCAGGTAAGTCATGCCAATGATGTACAAAGCGTCTGAATTCACTCTCTTGTTAATATTAGCATTGAGGAGAATATTTGAGTAGCGTCTAGCTTCTTCTAAGTTGTTTGAAAAAAGGTGTGCATATGCTAAAATCTCAGATAGCCTATACAAATAACACTCTTTTAAAAACAGATGAGATTTATCATTCAATCCATTTATTTGAACTTCGAGTTCTGAAGCTTTGTTTATTACATATGAGAACTGTCTTTTATGAAGTAAAGTGATGCAACCGTAGATGTCTACAAGAATTTTAAGGATTGGGTCGTTGAGGTTTGATAGTTTGTCTAGTTCTTCGTTCATTGAATCGAACTTAACTTTTCCGTGCATGTACTTACTGATAAAAGAATACACCTTGACGTACTTCTCGATAATATTCCGCTTTTCGCATTTATAAGTCTCGATATGGTTATCCAGAAGCTCGATATCTCTAGTTATAGCAGCATACTCAAAAGTCTTTCTTATACAATCGGAGCTCTCGGTTAATTGAGGGCATACGTCTCTCATAAAGGATCTATAATTTTCAGGATCTGCTAATTGCGAAAGGACAAGAAGGCTTCTTAATGTCAGTTTCCGCTTTCCAGCTCTAAGGTTTCCTACCTGTTTTGTAGACAGTTTTAAATATGACGCGATTAATGAGTCATTTAAATCATCTCTGTCCGAAATACGATCAAATAGAAAGTTTCTAACTTTGTCCATGTTGTTCACCCCAGTTTTAAGTAAATGAATGACATTTCCACCACGTTTAAGTATAATTGAATTATAGCTCATATGTTTACGTATGTAAACATATTATTAGGAGGATTTTTAAAAAATGATCGATTTTTCCCCTTTGATGGAGACTTTAAAAGAAAAAGAAATGAATCTGAGTGATTTACGTCAGGTTATGAGTTCAGCTACTCAAGCTAAAATAAAGAAAAATCATAAAGTGTCTGACTCTAAAATGCGTTTAGGAACTATTGAAAAAATATGTTTATTATTAGACGTTCCCGTGGAAAGAGTCATTAGGATTGTCAAGGAATAAATATTGGTAAATGTTCTTTATATAAGTTAAAATGTTACGGACACCTTTACGAATGGAGGTGTTTATTACGTTTAAGGTCGGCAAATGCCGGATACCCGAATTATGCAAAGATATCGGAATTGAACACGCACAACTCGCAGCCAAGGTCGGACTAGATAAATCGCGTATTTCCGATTACGCCAGTCTTCGCAATATACCGAATATCGAGCTCGCCTATAATATCGCTCGTGCACTCGGCTGTAGACTCGAAGACTTATACGAATGGGTAGAGGTATCCGGCGACGAAACGGAGGGTTAGATCCTCCGGCCGACCTGAAGTTCGGAAATTCCCGAACCGACACGTAATGCAGGACGTACACCCTCCGCACGATCATAAACGTTTCTCAACGCCTCTGCACCGCGCTTTACCAATAGTTCATTAGCGTCTTTCACCTCCGTTATATAACCGTGCGCAAGCCGCACCTTTCCGTTTAAATAACGCTCAATCGCCCCACGTAATTTATCGCCAGCTTTGTCGTTATCTGTAACTACCGTTAAATATTCGATAGGTGACTGCGTAATTATGTCCGCCTTTTTCAAATTAAATGCGCTGCCGCCGGTTCCAATTGCCGGTACCCCCACCGAACGCCACGCCATAGCATCGATTTCCGCCTCGCAGATCACCGCGTGCTTTAGCCGCTGCGCATAAACGAGGTCCATTCCGTAGACTAAATCACGAATAGGCCATCCGCCTTTTACGTACCAAAAAGCCTTGCCGCGCGTTGAACGATATTTCACGTTGGCTAAACGTCCATTCGGCAACCGCCACGGAATCGCGACCGCATTACCTACGAGCCCTACGCCGGCCTCGCGCTGTACTTCAGCCGATATGCCGCGTCCGGTTAGATAATCGTTAGGTCCGGCCTGAACGTCCACCAGTAAAGATTCCGGCAAAGGTTCCGGTTTGGATACGGCTTTAAGTTTCGGAAGGCGAAGCGTTAGGCGCCCGTCTCTAGCCGTCGGTGCATACGTTTCCAATAAGTAATCGACGGTTTCGTCTTCGGTTTCAGCGCGCAGGAAAGCGAGTAATTTAACGAACCCACCGCGCGCAAACTCAGCATCATAAGCGCCTGAATCGCCCCAATAGCCGGCTTTTGCGGACGCTGTTTCCTCGAGATAAACGTAGAAGCTCGGCGTTCGATCGTAACGGAAAGGACTGGCTGCGAGCAAACGATCTTCCGTCCATGTAGGCCGCGTCCATTCGAATTGTTCGAGTTCATATCGGATATCTACGTCGACGTGGCGTCCGTTTAGTATTAAAGTCGGCATACTAACACCTCCTAAAGATGTATTTGTAAAACATATTACACGAATGTTACATTTTATACAGTCGGTTTTTTGTCGAAACTATTCAGAATTTTATATTAAATTCTTTCCATCTTAGAAATCGAACTGTGCTGCCGCTGCTTCTCCGGCTTCTGGCTGTTTCACGACGCCGATTTGCGGTAAGTAGATAATCTCCGCGGACTCTCCTTCGCCACCGTCGCGCCCTTTATTTAAGCCGATCATGCCGCGCCCTTCCTTTGCGTTCGTATCAACCGCGATCAATAGCGCAGCATCTTCGAGCAAGGCTTTCGTTTTCTTAACGTCTTTACGCTGCGGTAGTTTAAGTTCTCGCTCGCCATCTTCGACCGCCTTTTCGTCTTCCTCGTCCGCCTGGGTAAGCGCGAATATCGTCGCCTTAGTATGGCCGGCTAAACGACGTAGCTTTTGCGATGTATTAGCCGCGTCTCCACCCGCCGTCTTAGACGTATTGGCTTCGTAGTCTAAATAATAAAAGGGATCTACGAGCACGACGTCGGCTTTCGTTTCGATAATGTCCGATTTAAGATCGCGCAATGTACGAGAACCAAAGTCTTCGTCATCCACGCCGCGTACCGTAATGTTTCCCGGCAGTATATCGTTAAGCTGTCCGAGGAATTCCATAAAGCCCGCTTCGAATTCTTCGTTTAGGTTTCCCTGGCGAACATCGCGTGAATTAAAGCCGGCTTCCATATTGACGCCGTTAAGAGTCGCAGTCGTAACGCCCAGGCTTCCGGAAATTGAAACGTACAGGCGCACCAGGACTTCGTACCATCCCATTTCCATCGACCAAATAAGAACGTTCGCGCCCTGCATCGCACAGTTAACGACTTCCTCCAACGCAATGGCCGACTTACCGCGCCCCGACTTACCGTAAATAACGTAAACGTTAGATGAAACGTAGCCGCCCATAGCCCGATTAATAAAGTCGAACTTGCTGCTCCAGATCCGGAAAGACTCGCCGGCCTTGCGGTTTTCGTATTCGGCTTTGAATTTATCGATGTCGCGCTTGATGTCCGTTCCAACCGAATTTCGAACGTTTGTTCTCATTTTAAGACTTTCGGCCTGCTCTGTCAACCACTCGAAGAAACTTCCCATATCGCCGCTTTTTTGCGCTTCAATAAATCGTTTTTCTAGTTGCGGCTCCTGCACTTGGCGTCCAGTTTCCGGATCGATACGACCGCTAACAAGCTCGATAAATTGGCGTTCTGCCGACCGGTCTTTAAGGTTTTTCGCGAGGTAATCCCAGCTGGCCTCGATACTAAAGTCCGGTTCGAATTCCGGAACTTCATTCGTAACCATTTCGGCAGTCGGCGCTTGGCCTCGGTGCTGCTCCGCGTATTGCATGACGTACCGGAAGGCTTTGCGTTCGCCTTGCGTTGGTAGGTCGTTTTCAGCGATATTAAAGCGCAATAGAGCGTTCGGGTCGTTCGCTTCGATGGCTTTCGATATTAGTAAATTTCCGTAGTTCATTCGTCCGCCTCCTTATACAACCGTTTGTATTCAAAAACAACACTGTGTTCGAATAAATTATCGCTGGTCACTTTTGGTTCGTACGCTACAAAGATCGGTATGTCATCGATGTGTAATTCTTCACTACGATCTACTTTGCGGACTATTTTCGCTCGGTTTGGCACTTCGTTAATAGGCACGTTAAAATGCTCGAATGCCTTTTTATATTCGCTTTCCAGAAACTCTACGTGAGAGGTTACCGCGCTTTCTATCTTGTCGGTCAAAGAATTTTTAGGTTCAACTATCCGTTGATTTACCGGATTAATTAAGTTCCAACGTTTATACTCTGACGTTACATACCGGTCAACCATTATTCCCTCCTCCAAAAACTCAGGATCTTCATAAACGTTGCCGATTATCTCTAATTCTGCCGTTTCACTAAAAAGGAAATTTGAGACCTCATTCGACTCGTCAACTACCCAAAAAGATCCTTCCGAGTATTCAACAACCCCAATAATATCGTCGGCCCCTCCGATGCAAGTTTCTTTATAGTCAATAATATCTCCCTCGTAAATGTCGTTTCCATTTACATCCTTTAATCCGGTGTACTGCATAATCCCTTTTTGGGTTAATAAGTCCGTCAACGGAGCGTATTCCTCGAAAGCCAACGCATCACCCGGAATCATTTCGCCTTCTTCGAAATCCCACTTTCGGAACTTAATCTCTCTCATTCGCCAGCCTCCCGTCTCAATTCCGCCATCACACCGTCAGCCTTCGTTTTATATTCCGCATCCCCAAACGCCTCGTGTAGACGCATGTAATCGTTATATTCGTCTAGTAACCCGTCAGTCTCTCGCTTGCGTTTCGCCACCTCTTGCGCACTTGCCGCCCGCGCCGTCTTCGGCGTTTCTTTCGGTTCTCGCGCCATCCCAACCGCCTCCTCTTTCGCGAAGTTGATTTCCGTAAAGTGAAGCGCCGCGCTCGTCGGCTCCGGATAATTCGTCATGTCATACGTCATCAAGAAATCTTCCGACGCTGCCTTCCGACAGACCAAACGCAAATCGTCGCTATCGGCTTCTAACCATTCTCCGTTAATCGCGTCGGTCAGGTCGTACTCGACGTAATCAAAGGCGCCATATTCTTCGTGCTGCGTTACTTCGCGCCAGCAATCTACATAGAAAATCCGATCTTTGTATCCGTCTACTGCGACAATATCTCCGATAGCGAATCTCGGCTTCATCTACGCGTCCCCCTTTTCGATTTACCTACGAATTCAATCTCGCGGCAAAGGTCGCCAATACGGTCGGCTAAGCGCTTCTCCTTGAAAACATCCGCCAACGAATCGAGCGCAATGTTACTCGTATAGATAGTCGGTAATTGATTTGTTACCCTTGCATTTATTACGGCGTGTAGATATCCACGAAATGCAGGCGTGCAGTCTCGTACCCCTATATCGTCTAGGACCGCAAATGGGGTCGTCATTGCTAGCTTCATCTTACGTTGAAATTCCGTCATGCCTTCGTCGTCATTCGCCATCGTCGCCAAGTTAAACTCCGTCTGCCATTCGTTCATATCGAGGAAATATGCTGGACGCTGTAAAGGTGTTAACCCCCGGCGCAAGGAGCCGCTATAATGGACGCGTAGCCATTCGTTAAGAAGCGCCGCTGCTGTCGTCGTCTTGCCTGTTCCGGGCGATTCGCTTACGAGATATAGCGATTTAATGCGCTCAACTGGCGATATCATTCCAGTTTCCTGGTCGAACTGCCGCTTGAAAGATTTAACATAAGCTTCCGCCATAGTCGTTACGCTCTCTTTTATCACAGTCGGTTCTCGTTCCTCTATATAAATGGCACCGCGCGCCGGCGAATTCTGTAGCGTCACAAGCCGGTACTCACGCGGAAGCCCTGCCGCTGCCGACCGTCCTCCGTTTCCGCTGACGCCGTGCATTGCGATGAAATACGGACAGTGTTGCGTACAGGCGCTGGAGCCCGCCGCTTTACATCCGTTAGCAAGTACGCAATTATTTTCGTTAGTCATATTCGCGGACCTCCTTTCGTTAGATCAACTCCGCCAACAAATGCGTTATTCGTTCGACTCTTCCGCGCTGGTCATACGAGCCGATGTAATAGTCGCTGGAATATAGTTCTTCCGTCAAAGCTTCGATCTTATCGATCAACCCATCCGTATGTCCTTGCCTTTCGGCTAACTTCGTTATTCTTACGTACTCCTGCGTTCCAAACGTTAGCTGTCCGATTTTCATTCGCCCACCTCTTCGCGTGAGTCGTCGATGATTCTATAGCCGTATTTACGCGCATCTTTCAAGTATAATGCTGCACCACCGGAAAAAGGCGGCCAACTGTCGTCTTCAATAACTAGTGCTTTGTGAACCCCGCTATCATCCGATATAAAATCGCCCACACGAACCTCAGTCGGCTGCGGAGCGTTCAAGTATTCGTCTGGCACCGCCAAGCCTAGCGCACGTCTTAGCGCGATTGCTTTACCGATGTGAACGTTGAAGCAGTCGGACGGTGCGGCTTTGGCGATGCCGCGTTTATAGCGTTCACCTGTACGAACTCCCCGTAAGTCACACGCAACCGTACGGTGTTCTTTATTCACACGAAAACTAGCGTAACAACTGCACGGATATCCTTCGTTGTCCTCCGTCTGATAAACCGGACCGTCTTCGTCAGCGAGGTTTTCGAGGTCCGCCTTCGCCTGCTCAACGATTTCATCACGGCGGGCTTGGGCGCTTTTCTCGGCGTTCATTTTCGCCAACTTGCGCTGAGCCTGTTTAGCGCTTCGAAAACCTTCCTGAAACATGCGCTTTTTAATCGCCTCCAATACCGCATCACCGTGCGCCATTAACTCGTCGTATCCCATTGCGTTCAAATCGATTTTCATTTCGTCAGCCTCCTCGTTTTTGTTTTCGTTAAAACCACGTATTATCTACGCCTTCATTGCGCTCGGCTCTTTGCTGTTCGGCCTTTAATTCGTTAACAGCTCGCTGCAAATTCCGTCCCATCCACTTTCGCATCCAACCGAAGCTGACGCCCGGCCATTCAAGCGACGGTTTGTATTCCGCGAAACATAGATCGATGAAACGTTTCGTAACTTCCGGGCCGTACTCGCCTGGCTTGCGTTTTGTACCGACCCAGCGACCAATAAGTCCCGCCTCCGCCTTCCACGGATCGCGAACAGGCATCGGAACATAAGGGACGCCGTAGATCCGTTCGTGCTCCGCTTTGAGGTACGCCTGGAAATCGCGCGTATTCCACTTGGCGACCGGCTTTGATTCATACGTTGTCAAACTCATCCCACCCTTCGACGTCTACTCCGAATACTTTCGAAGCTTCCTTGATTCCGAAAGCCTTACCTAAACTTAGATTAGTTCCTTCGTCAGTGAACGAACATGCCGCTTCATGTCGATGATGGTTATATAACTCCCGCACCTTTTCCTCCGGCGTCTTCTTGACTTCGTATCCGTTGACCAATGCGGCTGCTAGCGTTAGGATGTCGAGATCATTTAGCGCACTACACGATTTACCCCAATCGACCGTAAGGTGGTAAATTAGGATGTCATCTCTCGTCCACCCCTCGGAGTACAGTCGTAATAGTACATCCGCCTGTTCCTTCGTGATTGTCGGCTTCATTTTAGCGCCTCCTTTGCGATTCTATTGATTTCCCTAAGAACGATATCTCCCGTAGAAATGCTCGATACGGTCGCGATTGTACTAAGCGCAGGACACATCGCCGGAGTTCCTTATTCCGTAGTTCAAGCCGTTCATTCTTCGTCTTCAACCGCTCATTCTCACCAATCAAATCCGCCACAGCACAACGCAATCGTTTAACTTCTTCGGTCATGTTTTCGCCGCCTCCCTAATAGTAAAATCCGCCAGATTGGCAACCGCAAACCTCAAAGTTATCATCTACGATCAATTCGGTTCCTAAGAGTGGATGTCCGAATGGATTATAAACGGCGACAAGAAGATCGCTTCCGTCCTTTAATCGGATGGTATATTCGCGAGTATTCGGGTTTTTCCAGATTGCGAATTCTTCTCCTTTACGCAACCAAACGACCCGCTCCCCGTTTTCAATTCCGTAGTAATCATTCAGCGCTTTAAACCAAACCCGGTCAGGACCGCCCGTTCTCTCCGTAATGACTGCGTCTGATTTAGCGCATTCAGATACGAACTCCTTAACGTTTGCGTGCGCTCTATCCCGTTTGTCTAAGCTTAGGTATTCGCTAATAAATCGATGGGATATCGCTGACATCCGCTTAATAAATTCCTCTACGTCCTTTAAGCGTTCGTTCTCACGTTTAAGTGTGCGTAATTCATCTGCGATATTCTCCGCCATTCTTACGTAATCATTATCCATGTTTTCGCCGCCTCTCCGCCGTTTTATCGTCTACCCTACCGATTGCCCTCGACCGTCAGTAACGCCGCTAATTCGCCGCGAAATTCCCGTATTGATCGTGCTAATTCCGCCAGCGATTGCGCATCCGAAGCACGCAGCCGCCGATTCATTACGTCCATCAGCGCGCGTTCGACCGTCGGGTGATACGCTACCTCGCGCCACTTTTCCTGCGGAGTTGGGTCGGCTTCCGGATTTTCGGCTAGCCGCTTCGCCCAGTTCGGCGCTTTCGTCGGGTCGCTGAAGTATCGCTCCTTTACGATGATATTGCGTTCGTCTGACGTGAGTTGGTAATCGGGTGATACCGGAATGTTAATCGTCATGGTTATCGTTACTCCTTTCGTTAATTAGTCGTCGCGATTCGAGGATCTTTCGGGCCTTTTCAAGTTCTTCTTTTTCGCGCTGGGATTTCGGCAATTTAATCGGGACAGTTTCAAGAATTTTCCGCGCCTGTTCTTCAGATAAAGTTGAGTTACTTCCGTACATATTCGCACTCCATTCGTTATTTAATAGACCTAGCAATCGTTCGCCTTCGCTCACTCTTGCAGATATTCTTTATCGCGATAAGATTCTATTAATTAATGAATATCTGCGCGAAAGGTTTTTAATTGAGCGCTATTATTAGTTTAGTTAAATAAGTCTAGTTAAATGAGTTTAGTTCGTCTTCAAACTGTGAAGTACCTTACTTCAAATCTTGCAGGGGGCTACTATCGTTTTTTGAAGTGCCGCCCACCACGAACCAATCCGGAGGCTCCCATAGCGTGTATTCATTAGAAGTCTGACCGTTACCATTTTTGCGTTCTTTGACGTCAATAAGTTCGAGTTCCTTCAGCCTACGTAACGCTGACCGCACCGTATTCGTTGAACATCGGCATTTATCCGCGATCGTTTGGACGCTTGGATGCGACTTCTTACTCGTATTGTCTGCGTGGAAACAAAGTACGGCGTATACGAGTTTCTGTACTGGCTTATCTAAATACGTTTCGTCTGCGATAACCGACTTCGTAACACGTACGAATCTGTGGTCGTGAAAGTCGATCGGTCGCTTTGCGTTTGTCATGCCACATCGACTCCTCTCTTCATTTTTATTTCCTCGGATTTTAGTTCCGCCAAAAACGAGTTTAATCGAGAAACTAGTTCGCTATTTCCGTTCTTCAAAAGATTTGGGATGAACTCGCTGATGTGTGTAAGAGTAACGTTAGGATGTGCGAAACTACCTTCGGACTCTTTGGCGTAAATGATCGTAAGATGATCCGTATGGCGCAAATACTTGTCGAACGTTTTACTAGCGCGATTAAATGCGGTATTCTCGCTTAACTTAGCATCGATCCATTTAGTTCCGTCAACAATGAAATCCGGGATACAATCATAAATTCGCTTTTGTTCCTCGACCGATCCGGGATGTAGCGCCTTGAGAACTTCACCAACAAGCAACTCAAATTTGCGTCCCTTCGTTATATAGAAAGATGCGTAAGATTCGTTGATAAGTTCGTATGACAATCCCCATTCTTCGCATAATTTCCTAACACTATGGCCGTAATATTTCCGTAAGTAATTTTCGATGTGCCACAGTTTATTTCCGTAAATATACTCATGTCTCAAACCATGCGGAAACGTAGCTCTAACGTAGGCATCCAGCGCCTCTTTTTCGAGGTTTTCAAGAACCCCTTTTCTGTATTCGCGAAACTTTGTATCCGAAATGTTGTACAATTCTTTTACTTCTTCAGAAATAAATTTGTTCTCGGATACTTTATACTCGTCGTCGATGTAGAAACATCTTTCAATTTCCAGATGAGAAGGTTCTGCGACTTGCTCGCAGAGACCGTATGCAATTAGAGAGTTTTTCATACCGCCGAAAGCCCTCTCCAGACGCTTTCTCACAGCGTTGTAATTGTATTTTGTGGAGTTCATCAACTCCTTCCTTAAGTTAGTTACATCAATACCATCATCTATTAAGTCATCTATAAGAAGTAATGCGTTTTCTTGTGTTTGTGTAAGAACCATCTTTTTTTCACCTCTCATACATAACTGCGAGTTTAACTTCCAGAATGGCACATCTTTTCACCGAAATTTATTCCGTCACTTATAGATGCGTACGTACTTCGGAAAATGGACAAAAAAAATAACCCGGCCGTTAAGCCGAGTCACTTTCTTCGAGTTTTTCGTTTTTTGCTTTTATTCTCCTGTATCTGAAGTAACGGCGAATGCTTGCTATGCTCCTCCGTAAGTGCTTTTTTCGACAGATGAGTATAGCGCATCACCATTCGTAAGTCGCTATGTCCGAGGATCATCTGCAAGTGCCGGATATCTCCTCCATTCTCTAAAAACATAGTCGCGCCCGTATGCCGAATTAAATGCGGATGTACACGCTTTTTCACCCCTGCTCTTTCAGCGTAATTGTTCAGACGCTGTCTAAAATTATTCGTAGTCATCTTTTCGCCGTAGTTCGCTAAAAATACGTACTCACTATCGAAATCCTCGTTCTCCTTTATTAATTCACGCAATAGGCGTAATGTCTTGTCCTCTAATGGAACGAAACGCCCTTTGCGGTTCTTTACGTCTTTACCTTCGAGAACCAACATCTTAGATCCGAAATCTATACTCGTTTCTTTAATCGATAATACTTCACCCACCCGCATCATAGAATCAATTAAGCACGTAAGCGCAACGTAATCCCTAAACTCCACGTATGAGCGCTGATCCATTACGTTAAGTATAGCGCGCATCTCCTCGGGAGAAAGAATGTTAATCGGATTCTCCGGGTCTGTTATCAGCGAAACCTCTTCGAAAGGGTTCTCGTCCGCATAGCCTTCTTTGATCGCGAAACGGAAAAATGTTCGAATCGTCTTAATGTAATCGTTAACTGACCGCGGAGAAAGGCCTTGCGTCTTATGCTCGTCCAGCTTGAACTTATGACCCTCGAATTTAACCTTATCGTTAATCAGCCATGAAACGAATCCGCGCGCAAAGTCAACGTCTATATGCCGAATGTCTGCGGGCAGACCGATCTCTTCCGCATAGTCCGAAAGATATTGGCAAGCACGCAAGTATTTATCTATCGTAGCCTGTACGACATTATCCGCGCGTTTAGCATCGCATAGTCGATCGAATATGTAATCGAGTTCATACGTACCTTTGCGAGTTGTTTTTACGGAGGAGCGTCCGGACTTAACGCGTTTCCCCTTCCGGTTTTCTGAATGCAT